TTTACCTTCTTGGTCTAATTGTTTTTTTGTTTTTGAAATAGATACTGATATTGAACCGAAAATTACGTCAATAATATTATTAACAACTTTTTCAGCGTTAAATAATTTAAGAGAATCAATAAAATCATTATTTAAATCATTTAACGTTTTATTGTCATAACTTGAATTAACTTTGATAGTTAAACTATTATTAGGTCTATTGACATTACCTAATGAATTAAAGGTAATATCTAAAATGTTTTTCCATGATTGTTTAACGCCATCATTTTGAATAACACCATATAAAAAAGTGTTAAAATCTGAAGATTGTGTCAATGGTGAAGTTATGTCGTCATATAGTAATACACCAACTTTTGAGTTAGCATCAACTTTAAACATTTCTAAAAAATCAAGTTTTTTAACTTCAATATTAATTCCAGTACCAGTTGATTTTAAAAAGTTAGGAATACTAGGATTAACACCACAACTAACTAGTGATATTAACTCTCTTTTTAAAGCCGTTTTAACTTTAACCTCAATCTCATCAAATGAATAGGTTAAAATATCAACAACAGAATCTCGTAATGCTTCATAACCAATTAATGATTTTATCAAGTCAGTTAAAAAAACAATAGGGTCTTTACCATTGTTTAATGATGGTAAAGAGTTAATTAATTTCATTATAGGCATTTGCTCTGTTAAAACTCTAGCTGATGCGATATAACCGAAAACTTTCTTTTTTTGGTCAACTAATGCCATATGTTAAAATAATTCTGTGTCGTTATCTTCATTTAACCCACCATTCTTAATCATTTCTCTAATTGATTTATAATCATTTAATGATGCGCTACCTTGGCTGCGTTCGTTAATAGTTGATTCAACATCACCACGATTTTTAATAATATCACTTTGTAATTTAGCGATTTCTAATTTAATTCTTATTGCTGAATCTTTAACTTTTAATAAACTACCCTTTTCTTTTGCAATCTTAGTTAAATCATCAACATCTACTGGTGAAGCACTAGCTGATAATTCATTGATAGTTTTTTGAGCGTCATTTATTTGTAAACATGCATCATTATATGTTTCTTGCATTAAACCTTCTAATGATTCTGTATCGTTTACTTTTACGTCTTGTTTCTTTTTTCTAGGCATTTTATTTTAGTTTTAAAATGTTTGTTATCTATATATAAATACCTAAAATATTAAAATTTTTAATGTAAACATCTATAATCCATAGTTTTTTAATACTTCATATAGTAGTTTATATCGTTTCATTCCAATCCTAATATCTTTAGTTGATAGGTTAGTATAATTTCTCATAGTTTCTAAAAAAGAGTTTTTATTATATTTTGAACCTCCTTCCATTGATGAGAAAACTAATTCCCAATTTTCTAAAATATCTATTAACGCATAACCAATTTTGATTTCGTTTTCGTTTAGTTTTTTCTTATGGTTATTTTCGTTTTGTATTTCTGTTTTAATTTCTTCTATTAACTTTTGAATGAAGTCCCCCATTTCTACGTTGTCTTTGTCGATAACGTATGTTAAATCCTCTCTTTCTTCAAGACTGTCGTTTAAGTCTTCGTAAGATGTTGTTTGTTTAATATATTTTTCATCTTTGATTAGTAACCCTAAAATATAATGTTTACTAATAGTTCCAAAATATGAATAAGCTTTTTTGCCTCTACCACTTTCAAATTTGTGTACTTTTGTCATAAGAAAAGATAAGGTGTCGCTATGCAACTCTTCAAATGTTTCTCCTTTTCTATACAATTTGTACTTTCTAATTATCGACTCTATCATTTTATCGAGTGGCCCTTTAAGCCACTCGTTAAAAATTAGATTCCTTTCTGTTTCATCTGTTGATTCTAAAAATTTGATTACTGCTTCTTCTTCTTCTGGACCAAAATACATTTCGTTTTTTCTTTTTCGTCCTCGCTTTGTAACCATTTTTTAACTTTGTGAATCATACGTTATATTTCTATCTTTAGTGAAATAATATTCTTTCTTAGCAGTAGCTAACCACCATCTTGCTTCTACTGGGTCAATAGTTTCTTTATATGACGCAAATAATGAATCTTTACGTTGGTTAACATGTTTATATCCAAATCTAGGTATAATCATAACTCTAGCGTCTTTAAACGTCATTCTTAATAAGAATTCAGTAATGAACGTTAATTTAATACTTGGTTTAAAACCACCAAATTCTTCATACATTGATTTTTTCATTACAAATCCATCAATGTTAAAGTTTTGATAAGCTAACAATGCGTTATTATCTAAAATACCTAACTCATCAGAAAAACTTTGAGCCCATACAGCTTCGTTAGTAAAACCAATAAATTCGTTATTTTCATTAACGTCAATAACGATAGGCATAAAGATATCTACGTTAGTGTGTGCTGCTCTATATTCAATAACATTTTTAAACCAAATGTTAGAATATTCATCATCAAGTTCTAAAATTGAAAACCATTCTGTTTTACATTCTGACACACCATAATTGATTTGAGATGCGAAATCAGTAGCACCATCATTTTCAGCGATAACAACTGAATTGCTATAATCACCAAAATCAATAGTTTTTACATGTTTAACAACATCGCTATTTTTAGGGGCAACAATTATTAAAGTTTCTGGTCTAACGTTTTGAGTTAAAACGCTCTTAATAGCATTATATAATAAAGTTTTAGTTTCTTTATTTAATGAATGCACTGGTAAGATTACACTTATATTATTTTTTTCCATTTTTTTTTATTTTAATATTTTATTATGCGTTAGTAGGTTCAACCTCTATTAATGCTTCAGTTAATTTTTCCAATACAATACTTAATTCAGATTTTCTATTTTCAAAAATTTTAGTATAAACTTCAGTTGCCGCTGTAATTTGTTTTTCGCTAGTGTATTGTCCTTTAGATTGTTCCATACCATTTAATAATTCTTGTGGTAATGAATCTTCAAACCAAACTTTTAAATAGTTAGCAATTAATTCTGGTATATTTAACGTAGTGTTAGTCCAGATACCATTATTTTTGATAACTTTAACACCTTTGTCATTTGTCGTTTCCATCCACTCTGGAACCATGTTAGGGATTTTACCAATTACTGGTGTGTTAGATTCAATAGCTTCTAATGGGAAAGTACCAAAACCAGCTTGGTCATCAATCCACACAGCTAAACATGATTTAGCTAATTCAGTAGCAAATTGTGTTTTAGGTAATCCTCTTAACTCTTTAAAAGTAATCCATTTGTAAAGTGGGAATTGTAAATAAAATGATTTTGCTATTTTAGCAGCTTCACCATGGTTTCTAGTTAAAATAGAAACTACTGGGATTTTAGGTTTGTCACTATCTTTAAAATAGTCAGAAATTGAAACTGGTACAATGTGTGTTTGAATTGATGGGAATAATGATTTTACATAATCAGCTTGTTTTTCAGATGTTGTTATAACGTCATTAAATCCGTAATCAACATTCCATCTTTTACCTATTTGTAACAATTCTAATAAATAATCATAGCTTTGTGACATAACAATTTTTTTACATGGGAAACCTTTAAGTTGGTCCATGATGTTAGCAAAAATTTCTGGAATAACCACAAAGTCAGAAGGTGAGATATTTAAATCTTGACCTTCAATTGATGCGTGTGGTAGTGCAGCGTATTCTTCACCTAGCCAATCAGCAACACCATTACCTTCTTGGTCGCCTCTTAATTTGTAATCATTTTTTTCATGTAAGATACATGCATTGTAACCTAACCCTTTTAAAATTTTAACATGTTCATAAATGTTAGCGATTCCAGCTGTTGGGTTACCTTTTGTGTCTAGCACAAAGAAATAAACATTAAAATTTTTATTTTCAATGTTATTTAAAGCCAAAGTAATTTGACTTATTTGTTCTTCGATTTGTTTTTTTTGTTCCATATTTTTAATGTTATTATTTGGTTATTCTTTTTCTTTTAATATACCGTAATTGTATAATGTGTTAAAAGCTATTTTATATCCTAGTGATGTTTTATCTAACGCTCTTTCAGCACCTAAAGAATCATCGTCAGTATCTTCAGTCGCATCCATTAATATTTCAATCATAACTCTTAAAATATCATATTTAGTAGCGTCAATTTCTCTAGGTCGTTCTCTTTCAACTTCTGTTATTTCAACACTTAAAACTCTACCATTTTCATCAGCATAAGTTTTAGTTTCTTTTTCAATGATTTTTTTACTACCTTTAGCACCGATAGGTTTTATCGTGTTTTCTAATGCTTCAACATCAATGTAATATATGTTGCCTCCAAATTCAATCATATTAATCAATTTCTTCGTAATTTGTTATTTTTGTATTTAGGATTCTATTTCTTAATTCTTCATTGTTAATAAAATCTAATAGGGAGTCTAGCTCATAATCAGACGATGCGTCATTATTATAAGAAGTTTTAACTTTAATACTAATTTTACCGCTTGGTTTTAATTCTAAGGTTTTAGGATTAGCTGTGATTAATACATCAACATCTTCCCATTTTTCATCATAATTTAGAACAAATTTGATGTTTTTAATTCGGCAACCAGTTTTTGATAAAAAGAAAAAAGTTGAAGGAATACTCTTTTCAACTTCTCTACTTATTAATATAATCTCATGTTCGCCTTCATCTTCAATTTCAGTTAAGAAATTATTGAAATGGTTCATTAAACCATCTGACATCTGGTCAGCGTGACCAAAAATTTCTAGAGGTGCTTCTAAATACAGAAACCTATTAAGTTTGTTGATGTCGTCAAACTTAAAATGCTCAATTAAATTGAAACTGGTGATATCATCATTTGTGATATCTATTTCCTCGATGTACTTATTATACGTATAAGCAAATTGTCCAATAAAATCTCTTAATACCTCATTTATAGTAATACCTATCTTCATGCTACCAATTTAACAAATGGTAGCTTATAAGTAAAGTTAAAAATTCATTTTTTTAAGAAAATTGATAAAATATTTCCAAATAAACCTTTTTCTCTAATAATTTGACTTTTTGGTGGTTCTGGTTTTACTATTGGTGTCTGTCTAGTTTTTTCAGCTATCATCCTTTTTCTTCTGTTATCATATAACTTTATGAAATAAGACGTTAACCTATGTCTAACAACTTCATCAGCGTTAAATTCAACTACAGCAACACCTTCTTCTGGATTGTTTTTAACGTCTTCGATTAATGCTTCTAACGCACTATCAGTTTCATCTTTTAAGTCAATTTGGCCAGTATCACCTAAAGCAACTACTTTTGTGTTCTCAGAGAATCTAGTTAAGAATGTTTTAGAGTTTTTATGTCTAACGTTTTGGTATTCATCAATGATTATAATACAGTTAGAAAAAGACCTACCACGGATAGAACCAAACACTTCCATTTTGATATATCCAGCTTCCATTAATTTGTTGGTTAATTCTTCACCAATAAGTTTATAAAAAGCATCAAAATATGACATCATGATAAATTTAAGTTTATCTTTTTCATCACCTGGCAATGTACCTAAATCTTCACCTTTTAGTTGTTCAATTGATTTAACCAATTTAATTTCACGATAAACATCTGGGTTGTTTTTTAAAAGTAACAATGCTTCAGCAACGCTTAACAGAGTCTTACCAGTACCAGCTGGGCCAGTACAAAATGTAACATCGTTATTTTTGATTGAACTCGTTAATTTCTTTTGAGTTTCGTTTTTATGTTTAATATCAATTTTAATTTGAGATAATAAAACTGTTGGTCCTTTTATAAAATTTTCGTCTTCAGTTGTTGTAACTTTTTTAGCCCTAGTTCTAGTAGTTCTAGTAGTTTTTGTTGTTGTAGGTTTTTTGTTCATATATAACTTTATTATAAATATCTTAATTTTTTAGATTGGTTTAAATAATTTAGATTTGTTTATCAATCATAAAGAATCCACCCACACCATATCATTTTTACTCGTTAATTTTTCTTCCCAATATTCAATCATCTCATCAATCATTGAGTGAAATGTATATTCTGGTTTCCAACCAAGTATATTTCTAGCCTTTGTAGAATCACCTCTTAAATAATGTAATTCCTCGGCTCTTTCAAATTTTTTATCTGTTTTTAAATATTTGTTTTTATCTAAATTTAATTTTTCAAATACATAATCAACTAATTCACCAACGCTTCTAGATTCACCAGTAGCTAATACATAATCTTCTGGTTTATCTTGTTGTAACATAAGCCACATACCTTTAATATAATCTTTGGCGTGACCCCAATCCCTCATTGCTGCTAAATTACCTAACACTAATTTGTCAGATAAACCTAATTTAATTTTTACAGCTTCTAAAACTACTTTATTTGTAACAAAGTTTATACCTCTTCTAGGGCTTTCATGGTTAAATAAAATACCAGAGCATATAAACATATTATAAGCGTTTCTATAGTTATGACATAAACTATGTGCATATAATTTACTACAACCGTAAGGTGATACTGGCATCAATGGTGTTGTTTCTCTTTGGAACTTATCTTCGTCATATGAATTACCAAACATTTCAGATGTTGCTGCATGATAAATTTTAGAATTAGGTGAAAATTTTCTAACTGCTTCTAATACAGATAACGTACCACCAGCGTTAACATCAAGTGTGTACTTAGGTAATTCAAAACTAATTTGAACATGGCTTTGAGCCGCTAAATGATAAATTTCATCTGGTTTAATTTCATTGATGATTGATTCAACACTAATTGGGTCAGTCAAATCCATATAATGTAAATTTATTAAGTCTTCTGAACGTAAATATTCAATTCTAGTTGTTTGTGATTCTGGCACTGAATTTCTTCTAATAGTACCATGCACTTCATAACCTTTTTTAATAAGGAATTCAGCCATATACGATGCGTCTTGTCCGTTAGCACCTATAATTAAAGCAGTTTTTTTAGACATATTTAATTATTTTATTACAATTTAATTTATTATTAGGGTTAATACATGTTTGGTCCCAATCGTATTTAAGTGCTTTCCATTCTGGAATGACGAACATGTCACCATGCCAAAATCTAGGTCTTTCATTGTAGTAGATATTTTCAGCAGAACTTAAAAAACCCATCCACCAACTAAAACTACCTTCACTTAAAACTAAGTTATTAAAATTTTTAGCAAAATCAATAGTTTCTATTGGTGAATTATTATAAATAATTAAATTAAATTCAATTGATAATTGAATTACATTTGGATGATTTGGTGTGTCTGATGTAATATACCCCTTATCACAACCAATATTTTGTAACGCTTCTCTGTAATATTCAATTGGTAACATTTGTCTTTCACCGTTTATATCACCAATCCTATACGCAACAAAAACTTCATCCTTTGGAATATCAGTAAATTTTAAATTAAATAGAGATTTTATTTCGTTTTTGTATTTTAAGATAAAATCTCTATTTTGATAATATCCTAAAAAATGATAATGAGCTTGTGTTAATGATTCAGATTCCAACAATGTCATAAAATTATTATCATCAACATCGATTATATTATCACTAGTTACATCACCAACCAATGATGGTAAATCAAAAATATTTTCTACAATACTAGAAGTTATTTTTAGATTAAATTTTTTAGCAAAAATATAGGCGGCAACGTATTGAAATAAATTGTTACCTAACCTACCACTATAATTTATTGATACACTCATATTTTTAATTTATAAAATAATTAAAATAAATTTTTGTTTGGTCGAAATTAGACCATAATTTTTTATATAGTTCTATTGTATATGATGATTGGTCAAAATCTGACCATGAATCTATCATTATAATTGGATAATTAATGTAATGTTCTATATTTATTGATTTGGTTACTATTGGTATTGCACCCAAATACAACGCTTCCCAAGTTTTATGACAATCAATTCCATTACCATTTGGTGATACAATAAAATAACTTTTTGCAACTTCTTGTAAGTATTGTTTTAAAGGTAATTTTTCACCCATTTCAAACCCTCTTTGGTTTAATTCACTTAAACAATAGTTACGTTCACGTCTATTGGTGTTTACGTCAAAATTAACGTATATAAGACGTTCTTTTGGTAAGTTTTGATTTATCACTTCATTAAATACTTTTTCATCACCATGAGGCCAAATTTCGTTAGCAATACCTATTGGTATTGAAGTTACTTTTGGATGATATGTCATAATATTTTGACCATACCATTTTAATAGATTTGGGTTGTCCATATAACGCAAATAATTATCATCTACTGGTAAATCTCCATTGTGAGTAAATAGAATATATTGTTTATCTAAGTTAAGTTCAAAAAATGAATGTACATAATCAATCTTAACAAATATCTTTAGGGTTTCACCGTTTATTTGTTCTGAATGTTTGATAAAACCATTTTCATCATAAGAATAATGACATATTTTTTTAAACTTATTACCAGTTATAAATTCCATTAGTATAACAAATTAATAAGCGCATCAACACGCTCTTTATTTTCATTATATGGTCTTAATAAATGAGAATCAATATAATAGCCATTCTTAACTAAATTAGGTTCGTATGACCACCATAGACGGTCTATTCGTTTATTAGCACCCATAGACCATCCTCTATTTAATAAAACTACGCTTTCTTTGTCTTTATTTATTTGTTCGTGTACTTTAATCCATAAGTAGTTTTGGTCAGTAGTCCATCCAAAATTCATTGAGTTTAATTTGGTTACAAAATTTTCCCACTTATCACCTAAATCTAAAACGTTTGAATAAATTTTTGAATTCGCTATATTATAACACATAGGTATTTCCTTATTCATATTACATTCATTATTATCGGAACTCATAACATAAAACTTTGTTTCATCAAAATTTTTAATTTGGTCAATAAAATATTCTTTTGATAAAGGTACCATATCTATATCACTTATAATAATGTTTCCAGTTAGTTCTTTTGTTAACCAATGTCTAACGATTTGTGATTGTAAACCAGTATCAATTCCGTCTATAGCTTTAAATTTTTTAACTAATCCGAATTCATCTTCAATTAAATTAGAATCCTCATCACATATTAAACCTAATACTGGTGTTATGTTAAAAATTTCTTTCCAAGTTTTTGAAATTATTGACCAAAAATCTAAATACATTGGATTTAAATTAGACCCCATTATTGCGTAATCTATCTTCATATTAATATTTTTGTCTTATACTAGTCCTTTGGTCACCCCTAGGAATATTATTTTCATCTACTGATTCACCAATAAAAGCAAAATCATCTAAAATTCTATCTCTTTTTATATGTGTGCCAATACCTTCATAGTTAAAAAATTCATCATGTAAAAACAAATCTTTAACTACAATTGGATGGATAACGTCTCTTAAAAAACATTGGTCTATGGTTTTATCACCAGTATGATTGTTTCTTTGTAAGTAGTCATTCATTAATTCTTTAAAGTTTGGAATTGAACCACCTTTTGCACCCCACATACCAGCATTAATAACCCACCAATGACCAATTGGGTGTTCTCTTAAAATATGAAAACTTTTCCCAGATTCAATCCATTCATTCACTGCTATTTCATCACGTAAACTTATTCTAGAATCACAATCCCTAGAGATATAATATTCAACATTTTTATCCATTATAGGTCTAAAACGCCATAATGAACCAAAGAAACCATTATATTCATTTGTATTTATTAATTTAACATTAAAATTAATTAATTCATTTAAAATATTTTGAGGTACCGTATCATTATGATAAACCCACATTTCCCAACCCTTAAAAAATTTATCCATTAATTTAGCGTTTTCTAAACAACCTATCGTATATATTGGATTATCACCATATAAAGAAAAACTAATCACTCTCATATTATTTTTAATTTATCGTAAATTATATTTTCAGCTACTAAATATTTTTTAGCTTCCTCAAAATTATGTTCAATCGATTCAAGTTTAGATAAATATAAATCTTCACTAAGATTACTCATTATTTTTTCTAATTCATCCATTGTATCAAAAATTAACATTCCATTCGTATCGAAAAATTTATATATTGATGGACAACCCCAATATATTGGTATTGTACCAGTTACAAAAGAATCGATTAATTTTTCACTAAAATAATAATCTTCTTTACAGTTTTCAATAATTATTGAAAACCTATAATCTTTTAATGCTGTAATCTTTTTATCAATATAGTTATCATGACCAAAAAAATCAATATTAGGGTATTTTTTCAAAATTGAATGTCTTAACCTATGACCAACGCTTGATTTTTTTGATGATAGGATTATTGAAACATTTTTTGTTTTTTCATGTATTACCATATCTTCATTATCAATCCAACATCCACCTAATGGTATTAAAACGAATTTATCTGAAATAGTTAAAAGCTCTTTACTAAAAGTAAAAATTAAATCAAATTTATTATGATTATACTTGATATACTCATATGCTGATGGTGTGATAATTGGTGATTCTAATAACCAAGCATATTTTTTTTGGTTATTATAATTATCAACATATTGCAAAGAATTATCAGTGAAGATTAAATAATCTTCATCATATTTTCTCACCCAATCAAATAGTGCTGGTTCATTATACCAACTACTTGATTTTGCATGAGAAAACATATTATCGTGTATATATAATTTATCTTTTAACATAAAAAGCATCACCCCATGTACCACCATCCCATGTTGTTTCTAACCTATTAAAACCGTATTCACCTAAGAATAAGTCTAAATCTTCAATTCTAGCACAACCTTTGTAAAGTTCTGCTCTATTAACTTCTGTCATTATATAATCAATAGTTTTTAAATATTCAGAACCACCTTTAAAAACTTCTAATTCATAACCTTGAACATCTACGTTGATAAAATTATAATTATCTTTATCTTTGATAAACGTATCTAATTTAGTTATTGATACTTTTTCTTTACCAGTAAACTGTATATTAGGGTGTTGCACCAAATGATGTTCTGGTTCTAAAACAGAACTTGATTGTCCTTGATTTATTGTTTCGGTGAACATTTCAACTTCACCAATAGTGTTTCCTAATGCTGTATTAACCAATACAGCTTTATCACCAATATTTTCTTTTAATCTTTGAAAAGTGGATGGTACTGGTTCAAAAAACATCACGTTTTTTATACCTAGTCTTTGGTAAGTGTTAAACTCTTGTCCTACATGAGCCCCAATGTGTAATACACCTTTAATTTTTAGGTCGTATTTTTCTTTTAAATTGTCTAAATTAAGTAACATATTATTTTTTTTTAAATTTATATTTTATTTCTTTGTGTGGTCCATTAATATTATTAAAGTCTAGTGATGCTAAATCAATTGTTTGACCATTTATTATTTTATCGTTTAATTCTTTTTCAGACATATAAAACTCTAAACCATGTCTATTGTTAAATGTCGTATTAACTAAATTAACTGGAATACTAACTATTTTAGATTCAATGAAAGATTTCATAACTTTAGGTATTGAATTACTAACAATAAAACTTTGTAAAGACGATTCTAATGTATTTGGATTATTGAAATCGATTTCAATTAACAAATCTTTGATTAATTTAGTATTAAAAATATGACCATCAGTTGATAGTGGGTAACTGAAATCACCTACTTGTTGTTTAGTATAATCAAATGTAATATATTCACCATCAACTTCATGTTCACCTAATTCATAATGTAAATTAGCTGGGTGTGAATAAACACAATTCTTACCTAGTCTTAATGAAAATATATAATTATCTTTGACTACTGGTCTAATAATATCTATTTTTCTGGCTAGTATTTGATTATAAAAAACAGCGTCATCAACCATAAAAGTTGTTGCTTCTATTTCATCATCAATTAACTTAAATAAATCTCTTCTAAAATTATTTTCATTAAAGAAATAAACACTAGGATATTTGTCAAATATTTTTTGATACCCTAATAAATAATCTTCATTATCAGATTTATATAACACGCTAATTTTATCAAATAACAACGGTGCATTCATCTTCAATGAATCTAATAAAAGATTTAATTGACATGCTCTATTCTTAGAGAATATTATTAATTGGTTTTTATATTTTTCCATTAGTTATTAAAAAAATTTGAATAGTCTATGTAACGGTTTTGTATATCACTAAACCCAGCTGTTTGTTTAGCCATGTTAGGATAAAAACCATATGCGTTAAATCTGTTATGTAATTCAGCATAATATGCGTCAACTTGTTTTTTTCTTTTAAGTAAAATAGAATCGATTATTTCGAACATACTACTGTTTATCGCTACACATTGTAGAGCAACAGTAAAATTCAATTTAATTATTTTATCGTTTATTAAATGAGGTGGCTCTCCATAAACATGGTTACCACCAAAATAAATAAAATCCCAATCAGATGGTACACTTTTAATGTAGTCATCTAATTTTAAAATTTCATTTGTAAAATAAACATCATCTTCTAAAATAAGGACGTTTTTAACATTGTCTTCTATACATTTTTTTATTATCTGATGATGTGATTCTAACACACCTAATTCACCAACTAATAAAGGTATTCCATTGGACATAATTGTAGTACCATCAATAGCTGAAAAACGTTCAACTTCTTCAATACCGTGTTTTTCTAATTCTTTGTTAAAAGATTCAAATCTATCTGGTCGTCTATCTAAATTAATAACATATACTCTGTCAAAATAGTTTTTTAAATTAATCATTTTTTTGCTTTTTGTTCGTATTTTATGTCAAGTTCAGCTACTCTATGTTTTTCTAGAATGTCAACACCATTTGTTTTTACGTTAGCGTTAAACTTGATAACGTAATGACCGTTAAATTCAATTATTTTATCGAATGTTATATTGTCATATTCGTATTCTAAATAATCATCAGCACCTAATGTTTTGTATGTTATAAAATTAACAGAATCAAATTCTAACATACTAGAATTATCATGACCAGACATTATCTTTTTAATTTCACTAATAAACAAACGACTAGTTCTGTTAAATTCATCTGGGTATTTACTAACATAAAACTCTAGTAATTTATTAGTTTTGTCTATCGTTCTAACGTTTAATTTAAGTGTGAAATTTTCTAAATAAAAATTAGGTAAATTATCTCTAACTATCATTATCGGCCTTTCTGATTTGTTTGTCGCAAAGTAATCAATAGAATCAATAACTCCATGTGTTGCAATTAAATCACCATTTTCATTTTCAGATTGAATGATTTCGTCAAACATAGATATATTTTCATTATCCATAGCTTTATTTCCACCAATAACAATTTCAGAGTTATCAACAACCATTTCTAATTTATAGTCGTCTGATGGGTCTAATTTAACTTTTTTTAGACCTAATTTTTTATTCACTTTTTTAGTCTTAACTATTGGCATACCATCTTCATCATAACCTACTATTTCAGCGGTAACACCTTCAGATTCTTTTAAGATTTTATAAGTTCTCCATCTTAAATTCATCACTTCTTGTGTTATCTCACCTTGTTTTAATGAATCAGCTAATTGTCCTTGTGTATGACGCTGAGTTTGGTTAACATCGCTACTTAAAATTTCACCAGTTTGTCCAAATGTGTTTTTCTCAACGTTACCCATAGCCAAAGATAACATAGCTAATCTTCTATTAATCCAAATTTTAGCTTTTTTAATTATACTCATATTAATCTAATATTAATTCATATTGTTGTTTAATTTCTTTAACAACATTATCACTTTTGAACTTATCAATATCTTCTGGGATTTCATGTAATTTTTTACTTAAAATATTACCAGATGAATCAACGTCATATATCCAACCTTTTTTACCACACATCCAACCTTCAATAGTCGTTCTACCTAATAATATTCCAGCAGTTTCATCACATTTATATATGTATTGTTCAACGTTAGATGTTGGACCATAATATTTAACATGAGTTTCATTTTCAATCATATATGGTAAATAATTATCATTTTCTTTACCTACAATCCACAACTCTTGATTGTTTTCTCTAGTAGTATTGATAAGGTCTTGAATAGTTTGTCGTCTAAGATAATCTATAGTACCAACAAATAAAATTCTTTTTTTATCTCTTTTATCAGTAGTTTTAATAGGTTTAAACTTTTCTTCATTTATAGGGTTATAAATAACTTCAACCTTTTCAGCTTCAATGTTAAAATTATTTACAATGTGTTCTTTAATTTCTGGTCTAATAGCGATGTATTTTTTAATCTGAGGTGACAACACTGGTTCCTCTAAATTAATCACTTCAGAGTGGATAGAACAGATAACTGGAGTTTCTGGAAACAAACGTAATAAATGTTCGGTAACTGGTTTGTGATTTAAATGAATCACGTCAAACTCAATATTACTAACTTTATACAAAGTGTTTGGTTGAGATGGAATATCACCTTGTGGTGTTTTAAGTAACCATTTACCGTCACCTAATTTGAACCCTGGAGGTTCTTGTAAATTATATAATTTGATACCTAATTGTTTAGCGGCTTTAGCCAACGGTTCACCGATAGTTGAGCAAACGCTAACGTTACAACCTTCTTTGATTAGTTTTTTTGCTAATTCAAAAACATATAATTCAGAACCAGTATAATTGGCAAAACTTAAACATCCAATAAGAACATCTAATTTTTCACCTTTACGTAATTCTTTTTTAATGTTAACTGGTAACTTGTCTTTAAACGTTTCAGCAAATTGTTGTCTGTTAGATTCCCATTGTTCGTTTGTCATACCAATTGATAAGTGGTTGACTCTAATAGATGTAACAACACCTACCTTAACACCTTTAAGGTGATTTTCAAAACAAAACGTTACATCGTAAAAGTGAAAACCTTCAACTTTCTCATTAAACTTAACTTTCATTTTAGTTTTATCAACAGCAAAAAATAACCCATCAACAATAACTACTTCTTCAACTGATTGACCTAAATCTTCAGAATAAGATGATAACCATGTTTTGCCTTCATGGGTATGTTGTACTCTACCATACATTTTTTTAGGGTTAACCCACCATTGTCCAGTTTCAGACATAAATTTAGTCCCAGCAACACCAATGATACCATATTCTGGATTCTTTTCAAACGTTCTTAAAAGTTTGTTACCCCATTGTTTTGTTTCAATGGTTAAATCGTCATGACAAAAAACAACAATATCATTAGTCGCTTTTTTCAACCCTTTATTATATGATTTTGTCAAAGACTCACCTTTGTTAACTATTTCAATTATTTCAATGTGTTTATGTAATCCAGATGATTTAATCAAATGTTCTTTATGTTTAGGATTACTTTCTCTAGTACAATATACTACTGTTATCATTCTTTATTTAAATTATACTTTGTTATGAAATCTTCATAACTTATTTTTTCAAAACTTTTGTCATCAAAACCTAAATTAGGTCGATATATGACAAAACCTTCAGTAGATAAATCTATTGAAGGTTCTAATGCGTCAACCGCTGGTATATGGTAGCTCCAATGGTTTTCATCATCAGAAACGGAAATAAACCTACCGCCAAATATGTTAGCAGTTTTTGCATGTGTTTTTAATTTTTCAATTAATTCTTCTTTTATCATTTTACACCAGTTGAACCGAAACCACCAGAACCACGTTCAGTGTTTTCATCTATGTTATCTACTTTATTTAAATTAATAAAGTTTTTACCGATTACAGAAGCAATAACCGCTTGTGCAATTCTATCACCATGATTAATGATAAAATCAATTTCACTGTGGTTAATTAAAATTACTTTAATCTCACCACGATAATCAGCATCAACAGTCCCAGGTGAATTTAAAACCGTAACACCATTCTTAGCTGCCAATCCACTTCTAGGTCTAACTTGTATTTCAAAATTATCTGGAATTTCAAAATAAAGACCCGTAGGAATGATTTTAACGCTATGTGGTTGAATTATAACTGGAGCGTCTAGATTAGCTCTTAAATCAAACCCAGATGAACCAACCGTTGCATATTCTGGGTCTGGATTATTTGATTCATTTTTGAAATTAAATTTAATCTTATGAGCATCATAATTAATAGTCGCATAGCCAATATTGTTAAATTCGTTTTCAAAATCTTCTTGAGTGTAACCACTTTCTGGGTCAGCCATTAACAAGATTTTTTCTTGCATTCTTTTTTGTAAATTTTCATCAAATAAACTCATATTATTTTCTGTTTTTTTCGTGTTTTATCGCAAAGATAGCAGCAGTCTTTAACAAATCACCTAACATTGAATTGCGATACTCAGCCATTTTATCATCAGTCTTATCTAAGTTTATGATTGCTGTGTATTCTTCTTCAGTTAATGTGATACCATGTGATAACGCATAATAGACACTTCTTTCACCTACTCTCATAGATGCTAAGTTGTCGTTGAACTCATACATTTTCCCTTGATTTTTTCTATGCCATTCTGATTCGCATGGCTTGTAAAGATTAGCTTTACCAATTTGGTGAAGAAGACATACTTTTAATAATGAGTTTTGGTCAACTCTTTCTTCTTCTGGTAATGCGTTATTAAATTTAACAGCGTAAGACCCTACTCTAAGAAGGTGGTCAATTAAACCACCTTCAAAAGCATTATGTAGGTCTGCCATTGTAGATGCTGGAGCTTTGATAAAAGCTTCACCTAAAAATTTCATGAATTCATCATTCATAAAACCTAATTTTGTTGCAGTGTCAAAATATTTTTTTGTGTTAGCAACAATTTTTTCTTGTGTTAATGACATATTTTTATTATTTTATTAGAATTATTTTTACTAATATACTAATAAAAAACCATTAAATCAATATCAAAAATTATTTTTTACTACTTTCTAGAGTATTTAAAACCGATGGAGGAATACTAGATATTATAGGTTTTTTAACTTCTAAATCATCTATAATATTTTTAGATTCTCTAAGAGTTTCAATAAAGCTATCCATCGTTTTACTTTCTTTTTTACGATTTTCAATAATTGCTTTATCCATTTGAACTATTTCATCTTCATCCATATCTCTTTCATTAAGTGGTACAATTTTACTAGAACCACGTTTTTTTGAATATTTATCAATAAATTCTGCATGTTTCATAACATTTAGAATATGATTAACCTCTTTTTCTTTATCTTTATCTAAAATAACTTTATTAGGTTCAAGTCTTGGTTCTTCATTAACTGGTACCTCTACTTTTTTTGGTTCTTCTTTATGTGTATTTGATTCAGTTAAATAATCTGCGATAAAATCAAATACAATTTTAAGTTTTTCATTCTTTTCCATTATGCTAATTGTTTTTCTTTTTTAGTTGTTTTACCTTTTTTCTCGTTAACTAAATTAATGTAAAGTTCTCTTCGTTGTTCAGTTACTTTATCTAGTGAATAAGTATCTTTAACTGTGTTATATAGATTATCTTGTAACTGTTTAACTACGTCTGGATTTTGTATTAATTTTTTAATTGATGAATACCAATCTTTATGGTTTTTAGCTTTATCAATTAAAATACCATTTCCATCTTCTTCAAAACCACCACCAAATTTAATAGCGTTCTTAACATCTAAAGTATAAGGTCCAAAGTTTTGAGCAATGATAGCTTTGTGATGAAAACCAGCTTCAATAACTTTTAATTGTGATTTAACTTTGTTAAAAATGTTTTCTTCTAACGGAGCTAATGATACATCAAATAAATTATAGTTAGTTGCATAAGTTGAAATTGGTTTAGTCCAAACACGTCTATATGCTTCATTTGCAACGCCATCAAATTCAGAGTTAGGTATAAACTTCATCAAGAAATCTTTATGTTCTGGACTTACAGTTTTGTAGTCATCAGTAAAGATTCTTTCATATTGATACCAAAAACTTTCCATTGGTGTAATGTTTCTAGTTTTTTGTTGGCCAGTGTTTTGGTCTATTTCAGTATGTGTACCTCTGATATCAAAACCACATAATACAAATTGAACTTTATCTAATAAACCGTCAGTTTTAAGTTTACCAACAATACCTTTAAGAATTTCTAAATCTTTTAAATGTGATGAACCACCTAACCATCCAATTCTAAGTCTTCCATTTGAAGGTTCTAAATTAGGTGTAAATTGTTTTTCTGATGGGTTGATAGCGTTAGCTAAGACATGCACATTCTTGTTATACTTAGCAATTTCATTTGCAAATAAACTAGTTGTAGTTGTTACGTTTTTAGCTAATTTAATGTTGTTTAAAATCATTTCATCAATTTTATGCGCTTTGATTAAATGATATGCTGGGTGGTGTTCCCCTGGGGACCAATAGTCATCTAAATCCATAATAGTAACAATACCTAAAGAATTTAATTTTTCTAATAAAGGACCCATTTGGTCATAGTTACCTAATGTTCTGTGGTAATGAATAATATCATATTGTTTTAACCATTCATCGTTGTTTAATTGTGGTTCATAATCCACGTCAACATGAAATTCATTTGGATAGTTATTTTCTAATGCGATGTGTGGGTTAGTTGAGCGATAGTAACTAACTCCAGTTCTATCACTAGGTACTACTAGTACTTTTAATTTTTTCATAAAATTTCTTTTAAAAACTTTTTATCAATAGTTTAATTATAACAACTATAATTTATATGTAAATAAAAAAGGGGTTTTTACACCCCTTTTTTTATATTTTTTTCTTTGTTTGTAATTTACCTTCTTTAATTAATAGGTTAATCGTTTTTGCTATTGTCGTTTCTGTAATCCTTTTTTCATACGATTCTTTGAAATATTCAGCAACTGCTTCTTTAACCATTGCCTTTAACATATTAGCGTCAATAGACATTTGTGGTTGATGATTACCGCTAGATTCACGTAATGGTTGTGACTTTCTTTGTGGTTGTTCTACCAAATCACCTAAATCTTCTAAACTGAATTTAGACGGTGGCCCTTGCAATTGAGGTATCGGGTTTTTAAGCATTGCCTCTTTTATAGCTGGCGGTAATTTAGATGCCATTACTTGTTCTGGTGTGTACATTTGAGGTTGCATTTGAGATGGTGTAGATGGTGTAAAGTTTTCATACACTGGTTCTCTTTCATCCATTTCATTATACATTGGTTGTTGATAGTTATTGTAATCATCGTAACTTTCTCTAACACTTTTTTTAGCGTTTGTAGGTGTGGAATTTTCTTCTACTTTGTTCATAACTTTTTTAGCGTTTGCTAAAATACCTTTAAGTGCAGCTAAATTAACTGGTGCTGGTGTATCCATATTATAGGTTATTTAGTTCATCTTTATTTTCTATATCATTATTTTCTATATCACTATCTTTAGGTAGTTCTTGCTTTTGTTGTTGTTGTTTTTCTAAATCTCTTTGTTGTTGTAATTGTTGTTGTCTTTGTTTAAATTTATCAAATTCTACTTTTTGTAATTCTTTTTTCTCTTTATCTTGAGCTTGGTTTCTATTTGCAAAATTTTGTTTTTGTAATTCTATTCTTTGTTGTTTTTCTTTTTCTGCTTTTTTCTTCTGATATTCTCTTTGTTTTATAGTACTATCAGCATATTGATAACTACCAATGTCAGCAATTTTTTGTGTACTTTGTACTGTAGGCGAATTATTACCATTTGGGTTAAATGCAGCCCATTTTGGTGAACCATCAGCTTTGTATCCAGAAATATAACGTTTTGGTGCTTCATAAAATGGCACTTTAGAAACTTTAATTTCCGACATTCTATCTAATTTAAATTTTTTCCAACCAGTTAAACTACCACTTTCATTTGATGGAGCTGAATCTTGTCCATTCTTAGAAACTTGGTAAGCGTCAATTAAGCCATTATTAGCAGTTGATATATTTCTTTGGAAAATTTGAACCCATCTATTAGATATCTCACCATTATTGCTTTGATACTTGAAAGACACATAATAAAACTTACCTTTTTTATTTGGGTCACCATTCAAAATATTATCAATTTCACTTTCTGATGCAGCTTCGTTTAGCTGCATCAAATTAGTTATTTCTTCTAATATAATTGATTCGTATATATTGTAAAGCTTCATTAATGTTTTTTATATTTTAATAGTTCCAGAATTTAACGTTATATCTGGAATACCATACTCATTATTTGGAAAGTAACCAAATCTAGTACTATTTAATGTTGTTAAATTTGACCTACCAGAACCTTGATTTGGTTGACCATTGATATCTTCAAAACTACCACCATTATAATTGTATCTAGCTGTGATACCTTTTTTAGTGTCATTAACATCTATTTGGTCACCAGTACCTTTACCATAACTAGGTGTTGTTGTATCAGCCACAGCATTGGTATGTGTAACACTATATTTGTCACCTAAATTACCAGTAATAACTGGATTTTTGTATGGACCAGAATATACTTTACCAGTACCAACTTTAGTTTGTTGAATTAACCACAAGCGTTGAGTAATTGCTGCTTTTTCTAATGGTGTTTGACCGTATATGTAAGGAGTTGGCATAAATTATTAAATTGATACTTGACCTTTATTAGCTGACATATCTGGTTGTTTGTCATATTCTTTATAACCTATACTTTTAGGACCATAACCACATATAGTAGAATTTAAAACTTGTTGTGCTTTTCTACCAGAACCAACTTGTGATGACACACCGTTGATATCTTCAAAACTACCACCAGCATAATTATTTCTAGCTGTAATACCTTTTTGAGTGTTATTGATATCAATAGCGTCACCAGTACCTTTACCTAAATATGGTGAAGTAGTATCAGCCACAGCGTTAGTGTGTGAAACGCTATATTTATCACCTAAATTACCAGTAATATCTGGGTTTTTATATGGTCCACTGTATGCATATTTACCAGTACCAACTTTAGATTGTTGGATTAACCAAAGTCTACCACTATTACCATATAATGGATTACCATTTATTGCGAATTTTTCTAACGGAGTTTGACCGTAAATGTAAGGAGTTGGCATATTTTTATAAATTTATTTTGTTGTTATTGTTATTCATATACTCTATTAAATATTTCATTGTTGAAATTTCTTCTTTCAAAGCGTCAGAAATAGGTAAAATCATTCCATTTTTATTATTGTTTTTTTTAGCAACATTAGGTGTTGAAACTTCTGTTGGGTTTTTCTCAGATTGATGAACGTTTTTATGACTAGTAACGTCTTGAATCTTTCTTCTTAATTCATCTTTTTTTTGTTCTTGGTGAACTAAGTTTTCAACTTCTTTTAATCTATTTTCACCACCTAATCTATGATATTCAGAACAATTTTTCTGTACTTCACATAACTCTTTAGCTTGTCTTAAACGTGTTTCTTCAGTAGCATAAGCTTTATACTTCTTTGTTTCGTTGTTTATAGTTAAATTATTATCTTTTATTGCTCTGTTAGCCATGTTAAATGTTTTTTGTTTTTGAAGGGTTATTCTTTTTTTCTTCTAAAGCTTTTAACAATTCTTCTATTTGTTCTTCAGATAAATCCAAATCAGTAATTTTATCCAATACTTTTTCAACATCTGGATTATAATCTTTTTCAATTTCATCTTTAGAAATTTTTCTTTTCACTAAATCTTCAATTATTTCTTCAATATTTTCTTTTGTTAAAACTTTATTTTTATTTTCAGCTAAACCGTAATTAAGTGTAATACCACCAGTTCTAGAACCACCAAAACTATAAACAGCAAACCATGGAATGTTTTGTCTATATCTAGCAAAAACTACATCTGTAAACGTTGGTATTCCTTTTTCATAGGTAGAATCATCGTTGTATGGTTTTTCAATAGGACCAGTTTGTATTTCTCTGTTACCTATAATATTAATATCACTACCGCTGCTAGTGAAATCACCACCTACTAGTTCGTCTAATTGTTTTTTTGTTATTCTATTCATAAAAAATCTTTATTTATAAATATATTCAAAAACTAGAATATTTATAATAAAATTGATAAAATGAGTGGATTTAGAACAAAATTAGATTTTTCAGACAATAGACAAGCAAAACAAAGACCAATAACTAGAACAGTTTTATCTGGTGGTACATCATTTGGTGTACCTTTTGATTTGTTACCTACTGGTCCAAACTTAACTGCTAGTGCTATTACTAACACACAAACTTATATAGCTAGTACGTTTTCTGGAGATAATACTTCAACTGTTTATAGTTGGGCTGACCCTAGAATGCAATTAGGTATTACAGCTCTATCAGCGTTAACATCTTCAACGTCTGGTTTAACACAACAAACTGGTGCTATATGGACTGCAAATACTACAACCGTTATTGATGGTAATACTGTTGCGTTAACATATTCTGGTGTTAATTTTGATATTTCAGTTGTAACAATTGCTCAATTAACTCCAACGACATATAGTGGTACTATAACGACAAATACATTTGAAACTTATTCTGCAACCTCTTTAGATTATACTGGAAGAACAATATGGGTTGACGTATCTGGAATAACTAGAACTGAAAAGTTAATAATTTCAGATAATCCACAAGTTGGATATGTTTGGACTTGTTTGGATTCAGAAGGTATGGGTGGTTGGGTTTTTAATTCAAGTGCCACAACAGCAACAATATGGACTGCTGGTACTGGTGCTAATTCAGCTGTATTAGCTGGTTCTGGTGGTATAGCATCTGGTATTACATCAGTATCTGAAGGTACTAATACTATAGCTGGTGGTGATTATTCACATGCTGAAGGTCAAGATACTAATGCGTTAGGTGATTATGGTTCACATGCTGAAGGTTACCAAACTATTAGTAGTGGGTGGAGTTCACATGCTGAAGGTAACCAAACAATAGCTAGTGGTGATAATGCACATGCTGAAGGTGAAAGTACTATGGCTAGTGGTATACGTTCACACGCTGAAGGATATTTTTCACAAGCAACTGGTCAAGGTTCACATGCTGAAGGTGGTGCTTTCGTGTTTAGTTCATTATACAGTGGTGGTACAGCTTCTGGTGATGCATCTCATGCTGAAGGTGTGTTAACTATAGCAAGTGGGGTTGGTTCACATGCTGAAGGATGGTCATCAATAGCATCTGGCACTACATCACACGCTGAAGGATATTTTACCATAGCTGGTGGTTACGCATCACATGCTGAAGGTAGTAATACAAGTTCATTTGGAGCTCGTTCACATGCTGAAGGTCAAAGTACGATAGCTCAAGGTGATGATAGTCATGCTGAGGGTTATATAACAACTGCTAATGGTATTGCTAGTCATGCTGAAGGTGCTTATACAACAGCTAATGGTGCTCAAGCCCATGCTGAAGGTAATAACACATTAGCTAGTGGTGATGCTTCACATGCTGAAGGTTATAATTGTGTGGCTAGTGGTAATCGTTCACATGCTGGTGGTAGTGATTCGATATCTAGTGGTTTACATTCATTTGTGCATGGTGAAAATTCACAAGCAACTGGTATTAATACAGTTGTATTTGGTAAAAATATTACTGGTACGTCAAATAATACTGTCTATATAAATAACTTATATGCTACCAATGCAAATAGTAATTTTTATACTAATTTTAATACTAGTAATGAAAATAGTGTTATAATGAATGGTGGTAATAACACTTTAACATACATAGAAAGTAATATAAATAGTAGTAATTCAATTAGAGTTGGTGTTAGGGGTAGTAGTGTGGCTCTTTGGGATGAATATGGTAAAAATAATGATAGTTTCTTATATTCAAGTATTGATAATAATGGGTTAAACATTATTTCAGCACCAGGTACTGGTACGGAAGATTATATTAGGTTTTACGCTGGACAAAATGCTGAATCTATTTATACACCAGATTTACACATACAAGGTACTGGTTCGACTAGAGGTTATATTGGTATTAATAATGATAACCCTTTACAATTATTACATTTAAAAAGTTCAAATGAAGCTAAAATATTAATTCAAGCTGATACAGATAATATAAATGAAAATGATAATGCTGAACTATTGTTAACACAAGATGGGGGTGGTTCTACCGCTAATTTTAGTATAACACCAGATACGTCAAATAATTTATTAATTGGCGTTAACTCAGCAACAGTACCAGATATTTTATTTGCAACTAGAAGTGATAGTACTGTTTTTACAACTAGTGCTGATACTAAGATGATACTTAAAAATTATGGTGATTTAATCTTAAAAAATACCACATCAGATTCTAAGTTTGGTATTAACACAATGGTACCTCAATATACTATAGATGCGTATGGTGATACAGATAGTCGTTTATTTTATAACGGTACGGCTGCTAACGGTGGTGCTTTTAACTTATCAGCTACAACTGGTTTACCTTTATTTGGTGTCATTGCTGGTACTGCTAACACCGCAAATCAAACAGCTTCAATATCTTTAGGTGTTAGAGCATGGGATGACCCAACATATACAGTGTATGGTTATCAAGGTGATGCGTTTATTTATGCTGGTATATACACAAATGGTTTAAATATTATTTCAAATGATGGTTCTACACTTGGTACTGGAGCTGATTATATTAGATTTTATGCTGGTCAATCAACTGGTGCTGGTGCAACTAATAATCCAGATTTACATATACAAGGTTCTGGCTCATCAAGAGGATTTGTTGCTATTAATATACCGTATAATCAAGACCCTACACAAAGATTGGATGTTAACGGTAATGCTAGATTTAGAAGTATTGGTTCATCAGCATCAGCTGGTGCGTTACATTACACATCTGATGGTACATTAACTACAAATACATCTGATGAAAGATTAAAAACAAATATCAATACATTAACAAACGCCTTAGAAAAAGTTAAACAATTAAGAGGTGTAAATTATAATTGGAAAGAAGAAGAAAATGGTGATGTTAGAATTGGTTTTATCGCACAAGAAGTTAATAAAATAGTTCCAGAATTAACTTTTATTAACAAAAATTCAGACGAACAATATATGGGTGTTCATTATGATAATGTAACAGCATTGTTAGTTGAAGCTATTAAAGAATTATCAACTGGTTCAAGTATTGTTAATAACACGTATTTAGAAACACAAACAGTATTAGCTGAAGATAATAACATTGAATTAAATTTCAATGGTAACCATATAACAGCTGTAGGTGGTGGTTTAAGAGTGTTACACGCTAAAGGTCAAGACAACGCATCTGAATTAGTAACAGATAATGAAGGTAATTTTGTAACAAACAACGATTTTAAACCTAATGCGTTAACTATTCCTTTTTACACTCCATCTTCAACAAATGATGTTAATGGTAATGAAGGTAATATAACAAGAGATGATAACTTCCTATACGTAAAAACTAGTACTGGTTGGAAGAGAACTAATTTAGAAAACTTCTAATGGGAAATATAAAGAATTTTAATTTTAATAAATTAGATGTTAAATTGTCAAATTCAGATTACTGGGATTTCTTTTTAGCAACTGACGAATATAATAATTGTAATGATGGTCCTCCAGCATATGGTGAATGTCTAGTTGTTTGGTATGATTTTAATAATCCTACAACTTTTGCCAATAGTCAAATGTCAGCAACATCGATTTATAGTTTGGTCACATGGAATAAAGCTATAAATACTGGTTATACTTTTAATACTATTGGTTTAACTGGTATTGACAATGGTTTGGTTACGTTTAACAAACCATCTGGTGATACTAGTAATTTAGCTTTGTTAAGTGCTTTGACTGGTACCACTTTAGTTATACCATCTGGTGATACTAGACTTCAAATGACTAGAGTTACTGGTACAACTGGTAATTTTATATACCCAATAGATATTATAAGTGGTGCCACTACTTATGCTCAATTTTGTGGTGGTTTTTATCAAGGTTATTATAAAATAGATGGATATTCTTATGAAGTTTTACCAACTAGGGTTAATCAAGCTTGGGCTGCTGAGTTTTGGTTAAATAAACAAGATATTTGTACATATACTGGAACAACATTAAATGATGTTTACCCTAATAATAAAGGATTTTTCTTTTATATGGGCACTAGAGCAGAAAATAAATATTGGAATATTTGGAATGGTGCTGATACTGGTTGTACTAGTGGTTGTACTGTAGCTACTGGTTGTACCGATACATTAAGTGAATGGTGTACAATACCTAAAGAATCCGATATGTTTATTATTGGTGATTATGGTGTTGCAGTTCCGTTAGACCCACCACAAGTTGAAATTGATTTGATTACAAACCCATTCTTGATATATGGTAGGGCGTTAGATGATAGATACCCATTATCAACAGCATCAACTGGTACTTTTATTAATGAAGTTGATATTGTGGATACAAACACTGGTTCAACATGTTCTAGATGTTCTGTTTGTGGTAATGTACATGATGGTTTAGGTTCACAAAGAGCATGTTCTTATGATGGTAATGGTATTGTCGTGGTTAACACTTCAAAACATGTGACAAATAATACCAACCCATTTTTAATTTATGGTCGTGGACATGAAGGTAGATGTAATTGTTTTTCATGTGGTGGAAATGGTGATGGATATGGTAAAGACACAGTTTGTACGTTTAGTGGTTTTACTTCTGAAATAACTGAACTAGATTACAATTTAGACATTATTGATAACGCTATTGGATTTAGAATTAAAGATGATGGTAGTATTGGTTATAGATTGTTAACAGTTACTGGTCAATGCGTTACAGCATCTACTGGTGTTATTTATGTTAGTGGTGTTACAATAGAAGAAGGTTATTCTGATGCTGGTATAATCAGTCCTAATCAATGGGAGTATGTTGTTATAAAATATGTTACTGATTTTAAAAGTGACTGTGATTTAAAAACGTCAAAACCAAGAAAAGGTAGATTATCTTTTTATATAAACGGTAAATTAAAATATTTTATTGATGAGTTTGATGAATTTATAGCTAGGCGTATATTAGAATATAAAGATAAACAATTAGGTGTTCCATTTAATTTTAGTTTAGGTGGTGGTAGTCAAGGTTTATTAGAAAGTCAAACATTTGATGGTTTAGATTTTAATGATAGGGATTTACCAATAGAAACTAATTTTGCTGGTACATTTATTGGTGGGATTAAACAATTTAAATTTAGTATATGTGATTTAACATATAATGATATACAAAATAACTATAATTTAGGTTTAAATGGCGTGAGTACAACTATAACAAAAGCACCTAGTGGGTATTATCATGGTAAATTAACCACTAGCTTCATTACTTTAAATGATATTAACAATCTAAACTTTACTTTAAGTAATGAAATTATTAATAATTATATAACTTTTTCATCAAATACAAATAGTTATGGATATATATTAGTTCCATCTGATTTTATACAACCAACTAATTTAAAAAATAGTTCAAATGGTTGTGAAGGTTATGATGTACCTTATATAGAATTATCAAATATTAATATTTTAGATGATAATGGCTTTACTGTTAATTATACAGTATATAGAACTTATAATAAAACAAATGGTGAACTAGACATCTGGTTTTGTGATTAAAAAATGGATTTAAAGTTTTATGACTAAATTTAATAAATTAGGTGGTACTGGAATCATGGGTTATATTAGCCCAATTGATACCAATGATACATATGCTGTAATAGACCCTTTGTACGGAATTGATGGTTTTAGAAATGTTGAAACCATTGATGATATGTTAGAAATACCAGAAGAAAGAAGAAGAGCTGGTATGATTGTCGGTATCAATGGTGGTGAGAGATATTATAGATTAAAAAATATAGAATGGACTGGTGAAATAACTGATTGGGTTGAATTATTCTTTCAAACATCATTAACACAAGATATAAAATATGTAGATAAAGAGATACCATCTGGTATTGCAAATGATGATAATAAAGTATTTGAATTAGTATACGAACCAATAAATAAATCAGAACACGTATATCTAAATGGTCTTTTACAAGATATTGGTGAAGATTATATCGTAAATGGAAAGTATATTATTTTTACTGAACCACCAATGATTAATTCTCGAATTAGATGTAGTTATAGAACTCTTTAATTTTTTTTCATTTTATGTGTTTTTAATTTATTATCGCATATTTATTAGTAAATATGTATATTAAAATGGATGATAATAAAACTTATGTAACATCAGATTTATATTTAACCGCCTATCTCAAGACTAAGGGTTTAAAATTTAACTTAACTAAAGTAAAAACAAAATCTAATTTTGTTTTTGAAGAAACCCAAGAGTTAATCAAATATGTGAATGAATATCTCACAGAAAACGGTACATGTGAACCGTTAGCATATACAAATGCAATCAAAAACATAAAAAATTTACTTTATAATAACAAATAAAGATTTTTATCATATTTGTTTATAAAATTTCTATTATTTAATAATAGTTAAGTGGATTACTATGTTTAATAATAATAATAATAATAACAACGTAATTAAATAAAATTATGGCAAATACAAAAATCGTCTTAAATAGACAGTCCGATTTAATTTTGGACAACGCGTTAATTACAAACCCACAAGGTATCGTATTAACTGATATCTCTGGGGTTTCTGAAGCGGTTGCATCGATTAATTCTGCAACAAGTGCTGACATGTCAGCTGAAGCTTCATCTAGAGTAGCTGGTGACTTATCTTTAGCTTCTAATTTATCAACTGAAGTATCGGCAAGAGCTGCTGCAATATCAGCTGAAGTATCTGATAGAGTTGCTGGTGATGTATCAGTAACTGCTGCTATGTCAGCTGAAATTTCTAGCAGAATAGTTGCTGAGATTTCATTACAAAATAACATTGATGCTGAAGAATCATTAAGAATTGCTGATGTTGATGCTGAAGAAGAAAGAGCTATCGCTGCTGAAGGTTCGTTGGCTTCTGATTTAGCTGCTGAAGCGTCAAGAGCTATCGCTGCTGAAGCATCGTTAAATACAAAAGTTGAATTTGTTATTTCTAACGTTGATGGTGCTGCTATCGATTCATTAACTGAAATCGTATCTGCTTTCCAATCAGCTGATGGTGATATCAACAACGCAATTACAAACTTAGCTAACGCTGCTGGTTCTGATTTATCAGCTGAAGTATCTTCTAGAGTTGCTGGTGATGCATCTTTAGCTGCTGATTTATCTACTGAATTAGTTGATAGAGCTGCTGCTGTATCTTTAGAAGAAGTTGCTAGAATTTCTGCTGACACTTCTATTGCTTTAGATTTATCTGCTGAAATTGAAGCTAGAATTTCTGATGTGAATGAAGAACAAGCAAGAGCTGAATCTGCTGAAGCTTCATTGGATGATGCTAAATTAGATTTAGCTGGTGGTACTATGAGTGGAGATATTGATATGAATGGTAGTTATATAAGAAATTTACCAGCTATTTCAGTAACTGACCTTGCTACTAATTCGATAGGTGCAAAAGATGCTTCTAATATAACATCATATTCTGAAATTAATCAAAATGGTAATGCTATTACTAACTTACCTAATCCAACAAACGATGGTGATGCTACTAACAAATTATACGTAGATGCTGCTGATGCTTCTATTGCTGCTGATTTATCTGCTGAAATTTCTGCTCGTTTAGATGGTGGTGCTTCTATTTCTGCTGAAGTATCTTCTAGTATAGCTACAGTTGTTTCTGATAGAATTGCTGCTGACGAATCATTAGCTTCAACAATTTCTACAGAAATTGAATCATTAGCATTAACTGATGAACAAACAATTGAACTTAACACTGCTGATAACACAATTAGATTGAAAGACACTATTGCTGCTCCAGAATCTGGTGTAAGAACATTTGCTGGTGAAGTTGATATTGAATCAGTATTGAGAGTTGGTGAAGTTGACGTAATGGCTACATTATCTACTGAAGTATCAAGAGCTGAAGAAGCTGAAGCTTCATTGGCTGCTGCTAAATTAGATTTAGCTGGTGGAACAATGAGTGGTAGTATTAATATGGGTGATTATGATATTACAAATGCTGCTAGTATTCAAGGTGATTTTATATCAACCATGGGTCTTACAACAGATAATTTATATTCATTAAATGGTGATTATATAATTGTTAATAATGACCTAGATTTTGGAACCACTAAACTACCAATCAACCTACCAGCACCAACAGAAGGTGGTGATGCTACTAATAAAACTTATGTAGATGCTGCTGATGCTTCATTACAAAGTCAAATTGATTTCATCACAAATAACGTTGACCCAGCTGCTATCGATTCATTAACTGAAGTTGTTGCTGCTTTCCAATCTGCTGATGGTGATTTAAATAGTGCAATTACAAACTTAGCAAATGCTGCTACAACAGATTTATCTGCTGAGATTGCAAGAGCTGAATCTGCTGAAGCGGTATTAACTGCTGATTTATCTTCTGAAGTTGTTAACAGAGGAAATGCAATCGATGCTGAAGCTTCTTTAAGAATTGCTGCGGTATCTGCTGAAGAATCTCGTGCTATCGAAGCTGAAGCTTTATTGGCTGCTGCTAAATTAGACTTAGCTGGTGGTACTATGAGTGGTAATATTGACATGGGTGAAAACAATATTACTAATGTAACTAATGTTGTTGCAATATCATTACAAACTAATTACATAACTTCTGATGAAACTATTAAATTATTTTCACCATTAGACGGTAATAATGAAATCCCTATTATCAACTTACCAGCACCAACAAACGATGGTGATGCTACTAACAAATTGTATGTTGATAATGCTGATGCTCTTAAATTAGATTTAGCTGGTGGTACTATGAGTGGTAGTATTGATATGGGTACTCATCAAGTTACTAATGTAAATATGATTAGTACATATAATTTAAACGACATTAATAATTCTGATATTTATGTTCATGGAAGTTTAGATTTTTCTGAAAATGATGGTACTAAAACAATTAAAAACCTTCCTACTCCAACCAACGATGGTGATGCTGCTAACAAATTGTATGTTGATACTGTTGCTGGTTCATTAGGTTCTGGTTTATCTTCTGAATTATCTGCTGAAATATCAAGAGCTGAAGCTGCTGAAGCGTCAATTGCTTTAGAATTATCTTCTGAGGTATCTTACATCATCGCTAACACTGACTTAACATCAATTGACTCATTCGCTGAGGTAGTTGCTGATATGTCAAGCGAGGTTGCAAGAGCTGAAAGTGCTGAAGCATCTTTAGCTTTAGATTTTGCTAATATTTACGCTAAGCGTGTTGCTGTAGTAGAAACACCTAACGAAATTATTACAGAATTCTCATTAGCTAGTGATGTTAGAGAAGGTTCAGAATTAATTTACTTAAACGGTTTATTACTAGACAGTGAAGATTACACTGCAAACGTAGTAGATGGTGTAGTAAGTAGCGTAACTTTCTTTATAGCACCATCTGTTGGTGATAAAGTAAGAGCTTACGGTGTATACTAACAATTAATAACAATAATTAACACATAAATAGGGGGGAGGTTAATCCTCCCCTTATGTGTTAATAATAAATTAAATAATTAATAATTATGAAAATAAAAGCAATAAAAGATACATGGTATATCATTGATGGTGAAATCAAACACAATGGTAAACTAGCAAAAGGTAAAACTCTTGAAACCATCTTGGAAGTTAAAACATTTGAAACTGAAGAAGAATGGAAAGCTGAGTTAACAAAATTAGGGTTAGATAAGAAACCGTTAGGTTTTGAAAATCCAGAATTAAATAAATAATAATTAATAAAAAAATAAAAAATTATGGCAACATTTATAACGTCAAAATCAGTAGGACAACCTATACAAATTTTGGTAAGAACATCAAGCGGTTTTTTTAAATATAATCATAATGGTGTTGACTCGCAAGTTTATACCAGCAGCACTTGGATTGGTTATAATGGGTCGGTTACAGTAACAAACGCTAATGGCGAGTTCACAGTCATACCTTGTGATGTTAACGGTAATCCTAGTGGTTATTTAACTGAATTTAACTGTCCTAATGGTTATCCTAATCAAATTACTTCATTTGATACAACTGGATTAAATAATTTAACATCTTTAAATTTAACAAACCAAAGATTAACATCATTTGATGGTACTGGGTTATCTAGTTTAACTAATTTAAATTTAGCTAATAACCCAATAACTTCATTTGATGGGACTGGTTTATCTAGTTTAACTTATTTAAATTTAGCTAATAACCCAATAACAACTTTTATTGGTGGTGATATGGGACTTATTACTGAATTGAATTTCAACGGTTGGGGTGGTTGGAATATACCTACCATATCTTCATTTGATGGTAATGGGTTAACTAGTTTAACTAAATTAAAATTTGGGCATTGGTCAAGCCCTACTGGTCAATTAACTTCATTTGATGGGACTGGTTTATCTAATTTGACTGAATTATGGTTAAATAATAACCAATTAACGTCATTTGATGGGACTGGTTTATCTAATTTGACTACTTTATATTTAGGTGGTAACCAATTAACTTCATTTGATGGTACAGATTTGATTAGTTTACCTAGTTTAGATTTATCAAATAATCAATTAACATCATTAGAAGATTTTGTTTTTCCGACTAATTTAACTCAATTATGGTTAAATTATAACCAATTAACGTCATTTGATGGGACTGGTTTATCTAATTTGACTGGGTTAGGTTTAATGGGTAACCAATTAACGTCATTTGATGGGACTGGTTTATCTAATTTAACTAATTTGTACTTAGATGTGAACCAATTAACATCATTAGATAATTTTGTTTTTCCAACTAATTTAAGTGGTTATTTAGGGTTATCTTCGAACCAATTAACGTCATTTGATGGAACTGGTTTAACTAATTTGACTGGGTTAGGTTTAGTTGGTAACCAATTAACGTCATTTAACGGAACTGGTTTATCTAGTTTAACTTATTTAGGTTTAGATGAAAATCAAATATCTTCATTTGATGGAACTGGTTTATCTAGTTTAGAAAATTTGGAAATGAATATTAATCAATTAACATCATTTAATGGTACTGGATTGACAAACTTGACTGAGCTATATTTAAATGAGAATCAAATCACAAATTTTGATGCTACAGATTTAGGTAATTTAAGTACTTTAAGTTTATATATGAATCAATTAACATCATTAGATGTGTCTAATTTACCAAATTTAACCATTTTAGAGTTGGGAGAAAACTCTATGATGACACCATCAGCTAATAATCAAATCCTACAACAACTTAACCAACATGGTGTAAGTAATGGTTATTTTAGTTCAAGTAATGGTAGAACTGCTGCGAGTAATGCTGATTATAATAACTTGTTGAATAACTTATATTGGTCATTCTATGGTTTGGATTTACAAATAGTTGGAAATGGTAGATTAGCGGTAAGAGGTGTAATAAATACATCACCATTTGTACCACAAGAAGGTTCATTTACAGTTAATGTAACTGGTACTGAATACACATATATGGGGATAGGTTCAAGTACTGGATATATCAAAATAAGATACTGGGATGGTGTTGAAGAAATATTAGGAAATGGTGATACGTCAACATATGTGCCAGATGAATACAATATACCTTCATCATTAATATGGTTTGAAAAAGCAATTACTGATTCAATACCAAACAAAACAATAAATTATTACCCATGTTTATCTGATGGTACAATGTCTGGTGAGATAATTTATTTATATACACAAGAAGCATATGCTTATCAACCAGTTTTACCACAAACCCTTAAAGGATTATGGTTGTTTTCTTATAATAGGTCATCATCATTGGATTTAACATCATTAACATCATTAGAAACATTTATTTATCGTGATTCAACTACATTAACGACTATTGATTTAAGTAATATTTCAACACTTAAATTAGTTATGGTTGGTAATCAAACTGAAAGTGTATTCCCATTAGAGAATATATTAATTAGTAACCCATCTAATTTAGATAAATTTAAAGTATATGGGTGTGGTATATCACAATTTGATGTCTCAACGGTGTCCAATGCTAATAAATTATGGTTAGAAGGTACTTCTTTAGTATCAATGGATTTATCAGAAAGTAATGCTACTCAATTAGATATTCGTAACTCTCAATTATTAACTAGTTTATCTTTACCAACTGGTGTTATAAATCTTACTATTGGTAACGCACCGTTATTGAGTAATTTAGATTTAACTGGTCTATCAAATGTTACTAATTTGAATATGGAAAATGTTCCAAGTCTTGAAACTTTAGATGTATCTGATTTAGTTAATTTAACTAGTCTAGCCTTACAACAAGGTTGGACACCAGATTATTCAGCTAAAATTCCTTTAAGTATAGCTTCTTTAGATTTATCTAATAATACTTTACTTACTCATTTAACATATGAATTGAGTATACCAGAAACATTAGATTTAACTAATAACAATAATTTAATTTTATTAAATGTTGCAAACGCTACTAATCTAACGTCTGTATTAGGTTTAAGTGATACAAATATAGTTACTTTTGGTTGTAGTAATTCACAATCACTTGATTTAGATTCAATTTTAAGTGATGTTAATTTAGACCAATTAAACTTAAATGATATCACAAACACTAATTTAGATTTATCTCAACAAACTAATTTGACTCAATTAAGTATTAATAGGTCTAATGGAAACACATTACTACCTTTAGAATCAATTAACTTGAGTGGATTAAATAATTTAGGGTTTATTGGGGTATCAAAGGTAAGTGGTGCTGTGTTAGATGATGCACTTATTGATTTGAATGGAAATACTAAAACTAATGGTTATTTTTATAACGCAACTGGAAGGTCTTCAGCTTCAAACTCTGCTGTTAGTGGATTAATTAGTAAAGGATGGACTATCCAATCTTGGTAAATAACAAATGAAATAAAAATTAAATAAAATATGGAAAATAAATTTATAGCAACAGAAGATGCTTGGTTCATCGTTAAAGGTGAAAAAGTACACTATGGTAAAATTAAAACTGGTGGAATACTAGAAACAAAAAACCCAATTGATACTTACAAAACTGAAGAATCATGGAAAGCAGCTTTGAAATCGTTTGGTATCGATAAAATAGAAAACAGACCTTAAATATAAATAGGTCAACTCAAATTTAGTTTTGAGTTATTAAAAAAGGAGACTTAAATGGTCTCCTTTTTTTTTTAATGGTTTATTTCGTGTGTGATTAAATAAATTAAATTTGGTGAACCATAATCACTAAATTCGTTATAAATTTCTATTATATTTTCCATAATTTTTATTTTAAATTTTTATAAAGATTTGTTTTTGGGTTATATTCCAATCCATGATTACCACCATTGAAAAGATTATGAATCAATTTATCATATGTTTTAACAAGTTTTGGGTTATCGGCATAATACCTCATTAATACTTTATCATTTCTTTCATTATAAGCGTCAATATTTTTATCATGTTCAGTCAAAATATAATCCAATTGTTTGGCTCCAGAGACAGTATCAGAGTTTTCATAGTAATAACCTAAGTCTTTACACATTGGTGCGTTGTGAAGCACTGGGTAGCCTAAATAAGCAGCGTCTAAATATAAATAATTCAAAGGGTTTAATATTTGATGACAAACCAATACATCAATAAATTGAGTTAATATATAAGCTGTTTGATACCTATTTTCAGCAGATATTTTTTTATCTTTAAATAAATCAAAAGATTTTATAATACCCATAAACTCTTTATGTTTAGTTATTTTTTCAGAGTTTGTTATCATTAAAGATTTTATATGTTTTTGACCTATTTCACCTCTGTAACATTCTTCAGTAATCATTGCTGGTATTAGTGAAAATTTAACAATATTTAAATTAGGTTCCATGACACCAATAGTCTTTTTTTCTTTACCTATTTCATACCTATAATCTTTTCTAAAAGTGCCTTGTCTAAATGAACTTTCAACAGCGGTAACAGCTTCTAATAAATATTGATTATGCCAAACAAATGGTACTATAAAAGCATTTGTTCTATATAATGTTTTATAAAAACCACTATTTACCTCATCTTGTTGTGGTATATACCAGATTTCATCATACTCTTCATCAAATCTATATATTTTAGTTGGGTCATTTTCTTTAAATAATATGTTTTCCATAGCGATTACATAATTGTTACCACATTTATATGCAATTACTTTTTTATTCGGGTTAGACTTAAACTTTTTGATATCTTCATTTGATATTTGTGCTCCCATAACAATCAATAAATCCACATCCATAAAATTATCTTTAAATGTACAAATATCGATATCTTTTAAATAACTAGGTTTTGTACTCCAATCAACTTCGATGGTATTTAGAAGTTTAATTTCATAATTATTTTTTGAATTTTTTAATAATCTTGTTAACATAAGAATATTTTGTTTAATTCCGTTTGTCCAAATAGATTCTTTGTTATCTTTTAACCCAATTGTTATTCCAATTTTTAATTTTTCCATATATAATTTTATTTATAGTGTTTTTCAATAAATCTATCAACTAATTCATTTTTATCATTCTCATTAGATGCTGTTAACCATAACCAAATAAAGGATGATTCTATTTTCTTTATTTCATCTTTTTTGGAGTTTATCAATTCATTTAATGTTTTTGTTTCTTCTAGTGATAATTTTACTTTTATATTTAATTTTTTGGAAATAAAACATAATTCAAATATATTATAAGCTTCATATGCTTCAGTAGCTTCCATATATAATTCTTTCAAATCATCCGAATCAACTTTATCTGGATGCGTTACTTTAACTATATTTCTATATATTTTTTTAATACGAATTTTAGTATTTTCAGATATACCAGAAATATCTATTTTGGGTTCAATCTTTGTTGATTTTGGTTCTTGTTTTGTTTTTGGTTCATGATTAGATTCTTCTGGATTTAACTTATTTAATTTTCCATTAACTAAATCTAAAAAGTCTTTTTGTTTTGCATTTATCAACTCTTTCTTTAATTCTTCATCGGATTTTAAAAAAGAATATTCTTGAATCAATTTATTTATTTGTAAATCGACTAATTTTTCATCCATAATGTTTATTTAATTAGTAATTTATCAAAACAAATTGTAAATACTAACCCATAAATAACTCTAGCTAAAATAGCGGCTAATATTATATTCATAGAACCAAATGATAATAGAGGTAAACCTATAAATAAAAATGTGTTTCTAAAAAATTTAAATAGATGCCATGCATCTGTCGTAAATACAAAAATGGTAGAAGAACCTAAAAATCTTTCTTCTCTAGCACTACTATCTTTCCATTTGTTAACCCATGATTTTGTTGGGTCCCAAAATGTTTGTTTGTATTTATCTTGAGAAAATATAGATTTATCATAATGAAATTGAATTTTATCCATAATGGCTTCGGCTACACTTGATGCTGCGACAAATAATAATCCTAATATCGTTAATAGTATCATTTTATTTTAAATAAAGATTTAAATTTCTTAACAAATGGCATATCTTCACCATTATGTTCAAGTTTATAAACATCATTTTTAGTAATAATTGTCCATACTATATTTCCAATAAACGCACCATTTGCTGCAATACCAGAACCAATTAAACCATATAAATCAACATCACCACTACTTATCCAATTAGGTAACATAACCCAATATATGATAAAGAAAAATGATGTTAGTAACCAGTAAATCATATTAATTAATTTCATTTTGTTTTTTTATTTATAAATATTAATAAAAGATAAAAATTAAGATATTTATAAATAAAAAACATTAAAAAAATGATAATTTTAAGAATATTAAATAGCCCTTACGCTAACGATTTAACTAGAAACGCAGTATTATCACACCAAGATGTTGATAATAACTTTATATATCTAAAAGGTCATATAATTTATGAAGCTGAAAATAATGGAGGATTAGTTACATTAAAAAAATATAACGGAGAAACTATTACTTTTAGTGCTGCTACTAGTGGTGGAAGTACATTTACTGGAGGTACTGTGAATGGACAAACAATATTTACAAACGGTTTAACAACAACAACCGTATCTGCAACTACATATTTTAATTTACCTAAAGATGTTTTTACAACTGGTGGTACTTATAATTCTAGTAATGGTACTACTACATTTATCAACAATACTGGTGGTACATTTAACGTAACTGGTTATTTTAAAACATCTGATGACATTTATACTACTGGTATGACGTTTAACCCTAGTAATTATGATTTAATTATAAGTAGAAACGATAATACCAATTTTACTCAAAATTTATCTATTTTAGCTACTGATATGACTATTACTGGTGGTACATACAACCCAAATAGTGGTGTAGCCGTGTTTACAAACAATACTGGTGGTACGTTTAGTGTTTCTGGTTTCTTGACTGGACAAACAGACACTTATGTCACTGGGTTAACATTTAATAATAATATTTTAACACTAAAACAAACAAACAATCAAGCAGACATTAGTTTATTATTAAATAATTTAACTGGTTTAACTGTTAATGGTAGTGTGTCTGCTACTACATATTTAAATTTACCAATAGATGTAAGGGTAACTGGTGGTACTTATTCTAATGGAACGGCTACTTTTAGAAATAATACTGGTGGTACATTTACTGTTACTGGTTTTGGTGGTACATCTCCAATATCAGTTGTTAACACATCATCTTTATTTTCAACTGGTTTATTAGCTACTGGTTTTAATGCCAGTGGTGTTACTGACAGTATTTTCTTAGGTAGTTATGCTGGTTATGGCGCTACTGGTGCATCTGGTACAAATTTATTTGGTTTTAACGCTGGTTATGGTGCGGAAAAAGCTAATAATTCAAATTTTATTGGGTATGAAGCTGGTTATAGTGCTACTAAAGCTAGTGAATCTAACTTTATCGGTGTTTCTGCTGGTAAAGAGTCAACTGGTTCAAATTATAATAATTTTATTGGTCAATATTCTGGATATAAATCAATTAACCCAAGTTATTGTTCATTTATAGGTGGTAATAGTGGTTATGAAACATCTGGTTTAACTTATGATGTTTATATTGGTGGAGATACTGGTTATAGGTCTAAAGATGTAACTTATTCTAATTTTATTGGTAAATCAAGTGGTTATCAAACAACTGGTTTAACATATAGTAATTTTATTGGTGACTCTGCTGGTGGTTTTACATCTGGTTCAAGTTATAGTAATTTTATTGGTTATCAAGCTGGTAAAGGATTTGGTGGAGGTTTTGTTGGTTCTAATAATATAATAATTGGTACAAATGTAACATTACCAAATTTAACTAATAATGGTTTAAATATAGGTGGTATAATATTTGGTAGTGGTACTCAATCTGTAATCGGTGGGAATCCAACAGCAGAACCTACAGCTAATGGTAAAATTGGTATTGGTATTGTTGCTCCAACAGAAAGGTTACATGTATCTGGTAATATTAAATTAGATGGTAATTTAACATTTACTGGGCAATCTAATAACCCTATTTATAGTGCTGGAACTGTAACATCAACACATATACCTAATTGGAATAATAGCAACATTCAAACTGTTATTTTATCAGCAGCAACTACTAACATTAGTGGTGGTACTAATATTGCTAACGGTGCTGTTTATACTATAATACTTAAACAAAATGCAAGTGGTTCTAGAACAGTTAATTGGGGTTCTGAATACAAATGGCAATCTGGTATAGCACCAATATTAACGTCAACAGCAAATGGTGTTGATATTCTAACATTTATAAGTGACGGTACAAACTTGTATGGTCTAATAGCAAAAGATTTTAGATAATGTTTAACATACCATTTAATTATAGAGAAGGATATAGTTCTGGTGACCCAATTCCAGTATTTGGGTCAGCTAAAGCTATAGTATGGGTTGATTCTTTGAAGGGAGTTTATAATGGGTTACCATATAGTGCAGCAACACTTAATAATACTGATATTAGATTATGGCAAGACCAAACAATATATGGTAATAATTTAACTGCTACAACTACTAGTTCACCTACATATTCAGCAACAACTTTTGCACCTAGTGGTACTAGTTCATCATTCCCTTATATTGGGTTTAATGATAATAATTCAGAATATCTTGCAGCCCCTAACTCAAGTAGTTTACAAAATATTTCAAGTGGATTTACCATTTTTTTCGTTATTAGAAAAAATCCAAATAGAACATGGAGCTCTGGAGCCCCTATTATTGAATATAACGCAGAATGGACTAATGAAACTGAAGGTTTTGGTATAGATGGTGATTCTTCACCAACGTTTATTGATATGTGGTATTATAATAATTCGTTAAACAAAACAACTATAAGTGTTCCATGGGGTAGTTTAGGTGTTGATGATGAAAAATTTTTCTACTATACATTTAGGATGAGTGGTGGAACTGTTAATGGTTATGTTGGTACTACTATTAAAGATACTTTAACTGCTATTGGTGGGAATAAAAACATGAAATCTGTAGGAGTTAATGGTAAATTTTATATAGCTGGTGGGTTTGATGGAACAACATTTAAACAATCAAGCCCAATTGATGTTGCTGAAGTTTTGGTCTATGATGGTGCTGTACCAGATGCTGGGTTAATTACTGTTTGGAATTATTTTAAATCTAAATATGGGTTTATTAACTAAATAATATTTATTAATAAAAAAAAATATGGAATTTCACATAAATAAAAACGCAACGTTACCAAAGCTTAAACTTGAACTTATCAAAGATGGTAGAAACGACTTTAATAAGTTTCACGATAAGATACAAAACGCTACTATTACATTTAGTATGACTGATGTTGTAACTGGTGTAAAACGTGTTGCGTGTAGTAATGCTGGTATTGAAGAAGTTTTACCTAAAAGTAATTGTATTTGTGATGAATTTTATTTGGTTTATCAATTTACTTCAAAACAAACATCTATAGCTGGTAGATATGCTGGCCAATTTGAAATTACTTTTTTAGATGGTAGCGGAACCCTTATTGTACCTATAAGAGAAGAATTATTTATTAATGTTTTAGATGGGTCAATTAAAAAATAACTTGACATTCTGATATAAAATTCGTAACTTTGTAACGTACAAAGTTAAAAAAAAAATATTGGTCACCCTATTGAATTGTATTAGTTTTGTTTGTATATTTATAAAAAATTAATTTTATGAGTAGTACAAAAACAAGAGTAAGTAATGAAGAAATTGAAAACTTTTTGCAAGGTTCTAACCCTCAAAAATACATAGTAGCGATTGAATCTGCTTATAATGAACCAAATGTTACGTTGGTTATCAACGACCCAGAAAAGGGTAAATATCTTTATGATGATAAATATAAACCATTTTTATGGTTTAAAGAAGAAGTTACCAAAATGATTTATGGTGGTAAACATCAAAGAATCATCAAAGCTTGTAATGAATATGGTGTTAAAATAACTAAACTAACAACATCTGATGAAAATGGTTATACACCAACTCGTATGGAGAATGGTTATAAATACATGGCAACATGTAAACATTCATATAACAATCTAATTAAATTTTTTAAAGAGGGAGGTATTGATGTGTTTAGTGATAAACACATCATTGATGGTGATAAAACCACACCTATGTATAGAAGTTTATTTGTTATGTTTAGCCCTACTGAGCAATATCTTATTCAAACTGGTAAACGTTTATTTAAAGGTATTGAAGATTATGACGATGTACATAGATTTCAATTTGACTTAGAGACCGAAGGATTATTCGCTAGTAGAAACGCAATCTTTCAAATAGGTGTTAGAGATAATAGAGGTTTAGAAGGTGTGTTAGAAACTATTGGTGATACAGCTCTAGAAAAAAGAAATAGTGAGCGTGAAAATATTGAAAAGTTTTTTAAAATAATCGATGCTGTTCAACCAGACATTATTACTGGTTACAACTCAGAAAACTTTGACTGGCCTTTCTTATTTGAACGTGCTGAACGTTTATCTATTCCAATCACTGAATTGGCTATTACTCTTAATAGATTATCTAAAATACAACGTAAAAGCACAACACTTAAATTAGGTGGAGAAACTGAGAGGTATCAGCAAACTTATATGTATGGTTATAGTGTTATGGATATTTCACATGCTGTTCGTAGAGCGATGGCTATTAACTCTGAAATAAAAAGTTGGGGTTTGAAGTATATAACACAATATTCTGAAATTGCTAAACCTAACCGTGTATATGTCCCAGGTGATAAAATTAACACAACATGGGCTGATAAAGTAAACAATTATGCTTTTAATAACGCAGATGGTGATTGGTATATGATTACCGATAAGAAACCATTAAAAGATGGTTATAGAATAGTAAAAGGTGATTATATTGTTCAGCGTTATTTGTGTGATGACTTATGGGAAACTGAACAGATTGATAAGATATTCAACCAAGCATCTTTCTTGATTGCAAAAATGTTACCGACAACCTTTATGCGTTCATCAACAATGGGTACTGCTGGTCAATGGAAACTTATCATGGCTGCATGGTCATATGAAAGAGGATTAGCAATACCAGAAGGATTGCCTAAAAGAGAATTTACTGGTGGTTTATCTAGATTATTAGAAGTAGGTTACGCTAGAAATGTATATAAGTTAGACTACGCTGCTCTTTACCCTAAAACACAGTTAACACATGGTATTTTCCCAGATTTGGATATTTCTGGGGTGATGGAAGGTATGTTAACATATGTTGTTGATACACGTGATAAGTTTAAATTCTTAACTGGTATTGAAAAAGGTAAAGCTAAGAAACTTGAAAAGCTGATTAAACCAGACCCAAAAACCATGACAGAAGAACAAATAGCTGAAATTAAAGCTAGAGTAGCCGCTATGTTGCCAGAAGAGTTAGAATCAATAAAAAAACAAATTGCTGAACATAAAGCGTTGGCAAACTTGTATGATAAGAAACAGTTACCTCTTAAAATTCTTGCTAACTCATGGTTTGGTTCATATGGTGCGCCATATATCTTTAACTGGGGTGATACTGACTCTGCTGAAGAGACAACATGTCGTGGTCGTCAATACTTACGTTTGATGGTTCGTCACTTTACTGAAAAGTATGGTTTCAGACCGTTAGTGATGGATACTGATGGTTGTAACTTAGCAGCGCCAGATAATATCGATGAATTTAAATATGTTGCTAAAGGTTCACATTGGAAAACAGAAGAAGACGGTGGTAAAGAATTAACTGGTTTAGAAGCTGTGTTGGCTGAATTCAATGAAAACTTTATGGAAGGTCGTATGGGGTTGGACTTAGATGATATCTGTAATTCAACAATTAACTTTGCTCGTAAAAACTATGCTAACGATATAGGTGGTAAAATCAAGTTGGTTGGTAACTCAGTTAAGTCTAAAAAAATGTCTGTGTTTATCGAAGAGTTTTTAGGTAAAGGTATTAGAATGTTATTGGATGGTGATGGTTATTCATTTGTAAAGTTCTATCATGAATACGTAGATAAGATTTATAATTATCAAATTCCGCTTGTTAAGATGGCTTCAAAAGCAAAAGTGAAGTCAACCATTGCTGATTACAAAAAGAAGTCTCTAACAAAGAATAAAGCTGGTAATCCGATGCCTAAACAAGCGCATATGGAATTAGCAATTAGAAGTAACTTAGATGTTACTTTGGGTGACGTATTATATTACATAAACACTGGTTCTGCTAAATCTCATGGTGATTTAAAAACAGTTGAAAAGAATAAGATGACCAAAAAAGAAAAAGATGCTTATTTTGCTGAACATGGTACTTTACCAAAAGTTGAAAAGGTTACAGAACTTAATTGTAAGTTAATTGACCAAGATACTGTTGAAAAAGATTTTGAAAACATTAAAGAAATGGATATGCTTAAAAAAGCGTTAATTACATTAGCTGAAAATGGTAGTAAAGATAGTGAAGAGTATCAAAATATTGAAGCTAGAATTAAAGATATTGATGAGTCTTTATATACTGATGAATATAATGTTGCACGTTACTTAGAAGCGTTTAATAAAAAAGTTAAACCACTTCTTGTTTGTTTCCACCCAGATATTCGTTCAAAAATATTATTGGATATTGTTAAAGTTAAAGATAAAACAACTAAGAAAACTACTGAACGTTTAAAAGATAGAACTATCTTTACTAAAGGTGAATGCGAATTGGTTTCTGGAATGCCATTTAAAGATGGTGACCAAGATTCATATGAAGACCTTATGAGAATGGAAGATAAAGAAATCAAATTCTGGGATAAAGTAAATAAAGTTCCAAATAATATGGAAGTTGAAGAGTGGGAAGAAATAAGAGCTGATTACCATGAAAGAATGAGAATTGCTAAAGAAGAAGGAGTTAAACATGAAAAAGAACAGTTGGATAAATTATTTAAACATTTAGAGGTAAATCATTTAAAAAATATTAGAACTTATGGTGATTTAGGTGTTGAAATTTTAACTATTGTTGGTGTTGATGATGGAGGTTCTGGTATGTTAATTTCTAGAAAATGGGGCGAACCGCTTTATCATATTACAGACGCTTTTAAATATGAAAAAGAAGCGATTGAACGAGAAAAGTATTACAAACTCAACGGTAAAGATAATGATGATGATAGATATGAACAATGGTTAGATTATATCACTGAATTCGAAATAATGACTGGTAAAACTAATAATTATTCAGAATACATAGATAAAGAACCATGCGATATTGACCCAACAACTGAAGAACTAAATGTTAACGTAATTGTTGAAGGGGTTCGTAAGTTAGAAACTGAACTTTTTAATAACGTTAAAGTAGAAGTAAAACCTAAACGTAAATATTCTGAAAATGAAGAAGAAGATGATGATGAATTAGAAGAAGATGAAAATGGGAACATTATTAGAAACGATGAAGAATTACTTCTTGATGATGAATATGATGATACTTTTGGTGAGATGCCAGATGAATTACTAGAAGAATTGGCTAGTATAAACGGAATGGATAAAGAAGCGGAATTGCAAGTAAAAGAAGAGGAAGAAGATGAGTGGGGATTCTAAATAACAAAGGGGCTTAATAGCCCCTTTTTTATTTTAATATACCCAGAACCCTAGTGGTCTGTATTTTAGTGTTTTGTTTAAGTTTTCAGCTTCGTTAGCGCCTCGTTCTAATTGTTTTGTTGATGATAATCTTTCTAATCTAGCGTCAAGTCTTTCTAACACTGCTTTTTTCTCTTCATTACCTTCAGATAATAATGAATCATAATCCATTGTCCTTTCTGCGCCTTCAACACCTACAATACCACCAAATTTACCTCTAACTCTACCTAGTGTTCTTTTACCTTCAGCAATAAACAATTGACGTACTAGTGTTTTTGTTGGTTCATTAAAGTCTGCATAATCTAATTTAGATAGTGGAACTTGGTTAGGCATTTTGATAATGTCTGGATTATCTTTTCTACATTGGTCAACGTTATCTGGATTTGTGTCATAATAGAAATACCATACTTGACAACCAGTTAAATTAATTGCACTACCAACACCACCAATACCTTGTCCAAAAGATAATTTAGAACCTGGAGTGCTCATCAAGTGTAATAGTTTTGTACCGTCTGGTCCAGCTGTTATTTTATGAACCAATTCACTTCTTACGATACGATTTTTTAAGTTCATATCAGCAGCAGTTAATAAAATATCAAATGCTGGTGCAATATAATAACCAGAACGAGCAAAACCAGGTCCGCCAGTACCAACACCACCACCTATTTGTGAAAATCCACCACCAAATCCATAGTCAATACCACCATAGTTAGCTAATAACGCTTGGCTAGTTGCTGGAGGTGTAATCCAAAGTACTTCATTTATTTCACGACCAGCTGGTATTTGATATACTTGTCTTCCAGATTCAAGAGTCACAAAATCTTTTTTAAGTTCCCATGGGCCTCTAGTTTGTAAACCAACTTGTTTTGAATACGCGTAAGTGTATTGTGTCATGAAATCAAAATTTCTAACACTCAACGCAAACGCCATATCCAATGTATCTAGATTTTGACCAATCAATGATTGCCATTGATGCTCAATTAACCATTCTTGAACGTATTGAGCATAATCTTCAATACAAATTTCAAGAAGAGTACATAATTGTTCATCTGTTAATTCAATTTGACGAGTTGGTGCACCTAATGAATGACGCAACTGTCTGAATAATTTTTCTTTATCGTCTAAACTAACTCCCATAATTTATTTATTTACTTATAAATATGAGAATAAACACAATTATGCTAAAAATTTCTTTGTTAATTCGTAACTTAATCGCTACCTAACTCGTATTTTATAAAAATAATAGATATTTATATTAAAATAAAAATAATGGATAAATTAAAATTTATAAATAAGGCTATATTAATACATAATAATAAGTATGATTATTCGTTAGTGGATTATAAAAGAATTGACTCAAAAGTTAAAATAATATGTAATATTCATGGTGAATTTGAACAGACACCACATCATCATATTTATAGAAAACAAGGGTGTAATAAATGTGGTTATATTAATATTAGTAAAAACACCAGAAAAAATAAAAACGTTTTTGTTTCTGAAGCTAAATTAATACATGGTGATAAATATGATTATTCATTAGTTGACTATGTTAACGCAAAAACCAAAGTTAAAATAATATGTAAAACTCATGGTGTGTTTGAGCAAACACCAACAAATCACCTAAATGGTCAAACATGTGGTAAATGTAACGGTTTAAATAAAACAACCAATGAGTTTATAAAACAAGCTAAGTTAATACATAACAATAATTATGATTATTCATTAGTTGATTATTATGATACTAAAACTAAAGTTAAAATTATATGTAATAGTCATGGTATGTTTGAACAAACACCAAACCAACATTTAACATTAAAACAAGGTTGTCCAAAATGTGTTGGTAAGAATAAAACAACTAATGAATTTATTAATGAGGCTAAATTAAAACACGGTGATAAATATAATTACACTAAAACAATATATAAAAAATCTAAAATTAAAATAGATATAATATGTCCAAACCATGGTTTATTTAAACAAACACCAAATATGCATTTAAAGGGTCAAGGTTGTCCTATTTGTAAAGAATCAAAAGGTGAAAAAACTATTCGTGAATTGTTGATTAAAAATAATATAAATTTTAACCAACAACATACTTTTTTTGATTGTAAAAATATAAATGTTTTACCGTTTGATTTCTATTTACCAGACTATAATACTTGTATCGAATACGATGGGATACAACATTTTAAACCAGTTAATAGATTTGGTGCTGAAAAAGGTTTTTTATTGACTAAACAAAACGATTCAATAAAAAATAATTACTGTTTAGTCAATAAAATAAACTTAATAAGAATACCTTATTTTGAAGATATTACATTTCATTTAAAAACTTTATTACCAGTAAACTAGCTTCTTCGATACTTTTAAACGAAACGTTTGGTACCAATAATTGGTTACCAACCTTTATGATAGGAACTTCATCAGCTTTTGAAACTTCCCTAACTTTTTCAAACTCTTCAGTGTTTTCATCTAGTTCAATATCGACATCTCTAAATTCGACACCTTCGTTTGTTAAAATTTCTTTTAATTCTGTGCAATAAGGGCACCCTTTAAAACCATAAATTGTTACCATAATAATTAATCTATTAATTGTTCTGCTAATAAAGCAGTTATTTCATCCTCTGTTATTGTTTTTTCACCCATAATGGTTGAAATTATATCTTTTTTGTTTCTTAACATTTCCCACATTCTAGTTGAAATGCTATTTTCAAATAATTGATAGTAAACGTTAACGTCATTATTTTGACCTATACGATACGCACGGTCTTCAGCTTGCTCATTGTTATAATGATAAATATTTTTAAAAAGAAAGTAAATATTATTCACTTTTTTAATAATATTAATATATTTATTAATGTGGGTACAATGTTACCACAAATAATAGTTTAATTAAATTAATTAAAATGAAAGAAACGGAAATAAAAATTAGAATAAATTCTGAACTTAAACGTAAGTTTAAAAATAAATGCAAAATTGAATCTTTATCAATGAGTGATAAAATAGTTAATTTTATAAATGATGATATTAATTGTATAGAAGATGGTGTTTATTTAGCACAAGAAAAATCAATTAGAATATTATTAACTAAAATGGTATTAAATAAAATTTTAAATAATGGATTATTCGAATTTACTGACACACTTAAAAAAGTTTTAGAAGATGCATTAAAAGAGAATTTAGGTTTTGAAACCATAGTGTCAGATATATTATTTAATAAAGAAAATAATATGACTTATGGTTATGTTCAATTTTACTTAGAAGATTCAACACCATATAATATTGATTTCACAGTTATTCCAAATGCAAAGTAAAATATGTACTAAATGTAATATTGAGAAATCAATTAATGAATTTCACGTTAATAAATTAGGTAAAGATGGTTATCATTGTCAATGTAAAGAATGTAAAAATAATTATAAAAAAGAATATAATCAAAAAAACCAAGATAAAAGACGAGAATATGGATTAAAAAATAAACACGTTGGTTTATGGAGAAGCGTTCTTAAAATGTCATTATGGCGATTAAACACCAAAAAAGAAGGTTATACTATAGACCTTCTTGGTTACTCTGCCTTAGAATTTAAAGAACATATTGAACAGTTATTCACAGAAGGTATGTGTTGGGATAACCATGGCGAGTGGCATGTTGACCATATTAGACCAGTAAGTAGTTTTGATACAACTGAGCACCCTAGTGTTGTCAATGCATTGGAAAATTTAAGACCTATGTGGAGTACTACTAGGGTGATTAATGGTGTTTATTATGAAGGTAATCTAAATAGAAATAAAATTAAACGTAAAAAGTTATAATTCACCATCTAATATTTTTTGAATTAACAAATCAGTTTCATCTTCTTTTGATGCATTATCAACACCTAATATTGTGTTAATTACTTGTTTTTTTTGTTTTAAAGTTTCCCACATCCTAACTGAAATCGTATCTTCAAATAATTGATAATATACATTAACGTCATTATTTTGTCCAATACGATACGCTCTATCTTCTGCTTGTTCATTATTACCAGTAACCCAATCAAACGAATTAAATATAACAACAGTTGCTTCAGTCAACGTAATACCAACACCAGCACTTTTTATGTTTCCAACAAAAACTTTTACTTTTTCATTGTTTTGGAATTGGTCAACTGAATGTTGTTTTTTAGCTGATGACATTGGACCGTTATGTTTAACAGCTGCCTTACCAAAATGATTCGCAATTATTTCTAATTCATCTGAAAATGATGTAAACACAATTACTTTACGTCCCATTTCAATAGCGTTCTCAACCATTTCAATTGTGTATGGAATCGCTTCGTTAGCAATGAATTGTCTTAATAATATAAGTTCAACCAAATCTTTTTGTGATTCGTTTGTTCTTTTGCCTTGTTTCTTTTTCAATTCAACATATTCATCCCATAGTTTATCATACATTCTCCAACCGTTTTTATCTAGTTGATGATACATTGGAGTAACTATTTTGTCTGGCATGTCTATAGCGTCAGTCTTTAAACGTCTTAATAATATGTTTTTTGTTTTGTTTGCTAATTCTTCTAAATTACTAGCACCATCTGTTATCCATATTTGCTTTCTTTGGCCGTTTTTAAGCGTTCTAAAGAACTTTTTACCTTCACAGTATCTTACTGCATAGTGTTTCCAATTATCTGCAATAGGTGACTTAATTATCTTTAAAAGATTAAAAAAGTCCATAGGTCTATTTGCGACTGGAGTACCAGTAAGAAGCCATACTTTTGGTATATTATGCTTGACGCATAAATCAACCATGATTTTACCTCTGATACTTTCATTATTTTTTAAATTATGTGCTTCATCGACAATACATAAATCAAATTTTTCATTAACCATATCTTTAATCAATATAGGTTCTTTTTCGCCTTCTTTTAGTTTTTTTGTAGGTGGTAAAGTATGAAAGTTTTTAAGTATGTCAAAATTTATTATTGTAAATTTATTTGAATCCCATTTCTTCCCATCAACAATTGTTGTTTCATCGCAAAATACATTTATTTCACGCTGCCAGTTTATTTTTGTTGATGATGTGGTAACTATAAGGATTTTTTCAGCACCACTTTCTAGTGCAGCAATAATTGATTGCATGGATTTACCTAAACCCATGTCGTCTGCTAATATACAACCATTTCTAGATAATAAAAATTTAATACCATCTTCTTGGTGTTTGTATAATGTTTTACCGTATTTACTAAGTATTTCATTATATTTTGATAAATCTACATTTACATCAATTGGTTCAAAATAAGGGTCATCAGTTACTTGTGTTTTTGGTAACCAATACATTTTTGATTCCTTTTGGTTTTGCTTTAATTTACCATAAATATGAAAACTTTTATCTGTATCTGCTAATATAAATTCAATAAGGACTTTTTCTGGTATAAATGACAAATCATCTAACTTTTTAAGTTCCTCACCTAAATAAGGTGTAATACCTATTACTCTATTAATATATTGTGGTTCTTTATCGTGATTATCTACTATATATCTAGATTGATTCTCTGTTAATTGAATCTTTTTGTTTTTAATGAATTCATTTTTAAGCTTTTTAATATACGGATTTATACCATCATAGTCTTCCAATAAAGACAACGCTGAATGGCTTTTTAAATCATTAATATCAATCACTTTTATTTGTCAATTTAAACAATGTTATTATATTTAAATATAATAAAATTTTAAATAAAAATCAATAGTTGTGATTATTATTTATTAGATTAATATTTATAATAAAAGATATGGAAAATAACAAAATAACACCGATTACACGTATTAACAAAATATGATTATATATAAAACAACAAATTTAATTAACAATAAATTTTATATTGGTCAAGATTCTAAGAATAACCCAGAATATTTAGGTTCTGGGACTATTATTAAAAAGGCTATCAATAAATATGGTAAAGAAAATTTTAAAAAAGAAATATTAGATATTTGTTTAGATAAAGAAGAATTAGATATAAAAGAGATATATTGGATAAAAGAACTAAAAAGCATTGAGAATGGTTATAACATTTCATCTGGTGGTAATGGGTGTTTAGGTTGTAAACAAAGTGATGAAACAAAAGAAAAAAGAAGATTAAAAAACATTGGGGATAAAAATCCAATGTATGGTAAAACTTTATCTAAAAAAACCTTAATAAAAAGGAGTGAAAAAGTAAAAAATGAAAAAACTTTTAGTGGTGAAAATAACCCAAATTTTAAATATAAAATAGAAAAAAAAGAATTATATAATTTA